GTTGAGGATAGCATCCTCAAGGTGCTCAAGGTGCGTATTCTTCTCTTCTGCTAGAAACGATGAAAATTTTAACATTATACGCCTCTTGACTTTCTGGAATTCGCTGGTTGTATGGCAAAACGTGCGCCCTTGACACCAAAGTTACTTCTATCACCTTTATATATCGCCATGAATACTGGCGCATATCCTCCTGTCATCACATCACCATTAACAGATGTGTGGTTAGAAGTCAATACATAATGGTCTTTCTTTTTAACTAATTTTACGGGACCTTGCAACAACAGTGTAACGTTCTGTCTACCTAACGCAGAGCCAAATTTGTTACCGTAAATTGACATACCAGCCAGCTTGGCGTCTTTAACTTTTCTACTAACTGTCGTAGCTCTCGGCATAGTGTCGCCGAACAAGTCTTTCACATCTTCGACAAACTTTTTCGTCTCTATATGATTCGCAATCTCTGGCTCCGACCTTGGGCTCATGCCGCCCCATTGTTGAAAGTCTTTTGCTTTAGAACCATCTTTATGTGATATCCAGACAACCTCTTCACCTTTTAGATTTAGAAGGTGAAAATCAGATTTTGGAGTTCCTGAAGTTGTCGCGGCGCCTGCTACGTTATAGTATCTGTTACCAATCATGATTGGCAACTCCATTAAGTTTGTTTTTTCTAGCTCGGCTTGTATCTGCTTTTGCAGTGAAGAAAGCTGTGCATCTTCTTTTGCAGTTCCACCTACGCCGCTGCCTGGTTTAGGTTTGATATATACTTTCAAACCTCCGACAAATTCTATAACAGGTTTGCCTGCATCGGTGCCTGTCGTTGCCAGTTTGCCGCCGAGTTTATCAACAATCTTTTCTGCGACTTTCATACGGTCTTTAGCAGGAACAAGAACCTTAAAACGACGTGAAGACAAGTCTTTGATTTCTCTATATCCCATTGTAGAGATAGAGTCTTTTAATTCTGTCAACGTGCTTTCCGTCAACATGAATTCTCTAAAAGTCATTGCCATGTTTTTCTCCTTTGTCATACGTCTATTTATATAACAAAAAAGAGACGCATCAGCGCCTCATTTTCGATATCTCAATTGCTTGTTCACCGCTTGTTATAGGAACTGCGTTCGATTTGTGCATCGTGGCAATACCTTTGACGAGTGTACCTGTATACTTTGCGGACTCTCGTTTACTACCGTTACTACAGATAGCATCAGACGTGTCTGGCATTTCGTGTATGCCATCACGCAAGTTAGGAACAGAATGAACCCCAATTCTACGACCATGTTTACCTCTTAGCGACTTACCGCCTTTGTATCCCATTGAAACAAGCCATGCTTCGTGTTCTTTCTTGGCTTGCGCTGCTCTCTCTTGTTTACTCTGCTTTGCTTTTGGCATTTTAAAGTTTTGAATATACTTCTGTAATAAATGAGTACGGCGCGCCACTTAATCTCTGCGCAACAAATAGCATACGATCTCTATCAAATCGTTCCATCGCACATTCCAGTATACGAGCTTCGTCAAGTGCATCAACGATTTCATCTCGGAGTGTTTTATTTTTCATAGCAAGAGTCCTTCAAAGTATTAATAGCGTCTTTGACGCGTTTGGGGTATTCACATCGAAACTTTCCAGTTTCAAGATCATCTTTTAGTATATAATGTTTGTTCGGATGGTTGATATCGTCCCAGTTATCAATCATTCGCCTAAGCATTTTATCATATGTGGCATCACTCAGAATTGGTTCTTCTTGAACGTCATATGCATATGATGCCATCAAAAACCATGGTACCAACATATCAATATCTCTATCGGTGACGTCCATAAATTCTTTATCTAGATTCTCGATATTCTTCATACATTCTTCCTTCTAGTGCATATGCCTCTATTTCCCAAGGTAAATTCATGTAGTCGCATGTATACTCTATACCATCCCACGTACTAGGATTACCTTGCACAAGTCGTCCTTCAAGTATTTGACGACAATGCACCATCTCATGAAAAATTGTCATAATAGTTTCGTTTAAATCAAGACTATTATTTAGTTCAATTTCAACGATACCTTCGTCCAAGTCAACTTCATCACAATATCCAGCTGACTCGATATCATCAGAGAAGCGAATGGTGAGCAGCGTATTCTCAGGCATAGAAAGGAACTTGATAGCATGAAACACAACGCTATCAAGTTCTTCAACATCAAAATGCGAACTTATACCTTCGATTTCGTAAAGCATTATCACCTCTTTGCTACAAAATCAATATAATTGAAAAAAAGTTCATTGTCAAGTGGTTTCCAGGTTTCTATTTGTATAAATAACGTCATGGGTGCGTGGAGCTATGCATAGCATAAGAGGCAAGTGTGATCAGAGATAAATTCAACATCACGAAAGGAATAGTCGGGGCGGCACGTTTAGTGCAGGTGGGGTTCCTCTCGACATCGCGCATTGATCAAATTTAAAGAAAGGTCGTTCTATTGGACGACCTTTCTTTTTGTTTGTGGATGTCTCAAATGTACTCGACCGTGATGAACCTTGGCGTAAAACCGTTGAAGCCTGATCCTAGGTTTAACAATCTCGTTAATCGCCTTGCTTCGTCTTTGGTTCTACAACTCTGTACACGCTGATCTGTAGTGATCTCGTAGATTTCCCATTTACTGGTATCATTATTTTCCTTTACGGTATACATTAGACTACGCCCTCAAAACTTCTCTTTTTATGTTTACCTCTACCAGATCGCATTTCGTCTTCTAGACGTCCGCCGAATGCTGTATCATCCATAAGTGCAACATCATTGTTCTTTTTATTGCCTGATGGTGAACCCATAATACCTTGCTGAGCAGACTCTTCTGCATCGAAGAGTCGCATTTTAGACCTATCGATACCTACAACAAATCGTTTAGGTGCACCAACATCACCCCAACGATTTTTCAACTGCTTTACCATAAGTTGCCCAAGCTCTTCGAGGTCCTCTGTAGAGATAAGTGCAAACATGAAGTCTGCAGTCGCTGGTAGACCAAAAGATTCTGAAGTATCTTCTAGACCAACATCTGAATTAGAGAAACCTGAGCGAGTTGTCTGTGTCGCAGTCATAACAGGCACATTAAATTCGACTGCCAGACCACGCAATTCTTCTGCGATAGCTTTCACCAATGTATATGAATTCACGTTTGCGCCATATTTAACTCGTGAACTCATACAGATATTTAGATAGTCGATATAGATAACATCTGGTTTGAAGTTCTTCTTTAGTCTAAGCTCATTCAACAAATGTCTAAAGTGGGCTGAACCAGCAGATGCTGTAGGATACTCTTTAACAATCAACTTACCTGTTGTACGCGTTTTGACACGAGCGATTCGCGAATCATACGCTTCACGCGTAAGCATACGTAAATCATCAAGTGAAACGTCCAATAGGTTAGCATCAATGCGCTCGGCAATACGCTCTTCTGCCATTTCCATAGTAATATATAGCACGTTATTGCCTGCCATCAGATTTGCAGATGCACAATGTGTCATGAATAGAGTTTTACCAACGCCTGTGCCTGCCAAGGCAACACTCAAAGCTTTGCGTGATAGACCGCCCTTGGTGATTTCATTAAAGTATTCAAGATCAAACGCAATCTTATCCTCTTTCGCGTGATAAAAGTCGTAACGCTCTTGAGAGTTATCAAGAAAGTCGTGACCAATATTGCTGTCGAAAGAAACGCCCAGCGCATCTGACAACAACTCTGGAATAGAGCCTTTGTCATATTGTTTATCACGGTCGTCAAGTATAAGAATTGATTTCTTGACGGCATTGTATATTGCTTTATCTTGACAGAACTTTTCCGCTTTATCTACAAGCCAGTCAATATCAGTTGCTGGGTCATATTCAAGCTCGTCAACAATTCTACTTACCTTCGTAAACTGATCTTCTGTTAAACTATCATTTTCACCCAGCGTAATGTGTAGGGCTTCCTTGGTAGGAAGCCCATTGTATTTGTCAATGTACGATCTAATTTCATTGAAAAGATGCCGTTCTTCATAATCATCGAAATATTCTGGTTCAATGAACGGTATCGTTTTCCGCGTGAAATTGTCATTCGACATTAGATTTGCAAGAATAGTTCTTTCAATCAACGTAATGCTCCGATTTATTGATTATCGTTTTCTTCTATATCAGCAGGCAAAGGCGAATCACTCACTTCTTCTGTAAAGAGTGAGCCTGTTCCTACAGTATAACGCTTTTTGATGTAAGATGCAAGATCAGTTTTCTCAAACATCATTTTCCAGAAATCTCCACTTGAAAGAATTTCTTTTGCTCGTAGCAACTTCTCAGTTAGAACTTCACCAGTTTCGGGATCAAGAGCCTCGTACCAACCAACTTTAGGTTTACGAATATAGCCACCCTTCTCTGCAACATCAAGTAATCCTGACCACTTTGCAATGCCACCGTCGAACGTAACAGTGATCGGAATCTTAGACTTCTCGCGCACATGTCGAGACTTCTCAATATTAATTACGAAGTGATAGCCTGCAATCTCAGTACCATCTTTCTCTTGCTGACGACCAATGATCCAAATGGCATCTGCGGAATAGTACGCTCCGGTACCGCCAGACACGATATCTTTGGGATACAAACCGATCTCTTTATACGTATGGTTGACCGCAATCAAAGGAATGTCTTTGAGGTTCAAGTGAGGTGTTACCATACGGAACAGAGACTTCATCTGTTTTGCACGAGACATATCAGCAACTGATTTGCCGTCCATAGCATCGTCCACTTCTTTCTTTGAAGCGAGGTTACCAATAGAATCGATAAGAATAAGAACGTTATCTTTCTTTTCAATGTTGTCAAGTTGCTTCATGATATCAAACTTCAATTCCTCGACATCTTTGATTGGTGTGTGAATAACACGGTTCATGTCAATGCCAAAAGATTCGAAGTATGATTGTGGAGTACCAAATTCTGAATCGTAAAACAGAATAATAGCATCATCATACTTTTTCAGATAGGCTGCAGCCATAAGCAAAGCAAACGCCGATTTGAAGTGTTTGCTTGGACCAGCAAGCATAAGCAAGCCAGGCACCAAGCCACCGTCAACGCGACCCGATAACGCTACGTTTACCATTGGAACAGATGTTGGTGCCATGTCTTTTTTGCCAAAGACCTTTGAGTCCATAATTGGCGCTGTCAATTTAATGGTACTCGATTTGATAAGTTTTTCTAATAGTGACATGTATTACCTCTTGTTATAATCTCTTTAATATATCATGTACCTTGATAAATGTCAAGTAATTTTGATTGAAACTCTTCAATTTTTGACACCCTATCAGGCCATAAAATATACTCTTTTTCGGGATTTTTCTTTAAATTTTCGAGTAGAGGTGTAATGGCATTATGCATTCTCTCTAAACGTTTCTGCAAATCGTTTGCGGTTTCTTCTGTCTCCTGCGCAATCTTCTTTGAGATTTCAACAGAGGCTAGATCGTCTTCTGTAACGGCAGTAAAACCAAAGTCAAAAATATCATCAGTCATATTAGTCCCCTCATTGTAGTATATTTCATCCGAAGAAACTTTCCAATGTTGCTACGTTCTCTAAATTCCATCCAATAGAGTCAGTCACAAGTCGCAGAGGTTCCTTAAATGATTTTTCAAACTGTTTATCGTAGTCGATGTAGTTATTCAATTCCATTTCTCTGGGTAGATATTGTGGAAAAGATATGACATTTTCCCGAAGGACATTGGGCGTTTTCAAGTAACAGAACTTCACCTTTGTACCGTTCTTAATCGTGTCCATGTACTTATTCAGACCCAACTCAAGCATCTTCGAGTTGAACAAGATAGCGCCTCTAACATGAATAGGAGTACCCTTCTTGTATAGCGCGTTACGATCAACCCATTTATCAATATCAGAAATACCTCGAGGAAATGATACATCTTCTGCTGGTAGAGATTTAAACTCTTTCTCAAAATTTTCAACAAATTCGATCAACTGTTTCTCGCTACCAGTCAAAATTAGCTTATAAGCTTCTCTAAACTTAGTACGAACAATCGTCGGAGTAGACGATTTTACTGCTTCAAGTCCCATCACTTTTAGCTTTGGCTCAGCATATTGAACGCCTTCGTTGTTATGCACATTCAAGATATAATGTTTCTTACCAGTCCAAACACCATAATCGGCAATAACTTCACGACCCATTTCCATGCGCGGCTCATACGCATTCATATGATGAAATAGTTTATCGTATGCCTTAGCAAAGATTGGCTCAAATTTCTGCGAACATGCTTTATCCAAGAATTTGACAGGATCAGACGGTTTAATCTGATCTACAAGCGGTTTCATATTAACATAAAGCGAATCTGTGTCAATGGCAATAACATAATCAACATTGTCTGTTTTTACGATTTTGTTCATCGACTTATTGATAGCACTTTCAGCCCACTTAATTGATAGCTGACCAGATAGTGTAATTGCTTCAGCGATGCGAATATCAAAGTATCTGAAATATTGGTTGCCCAGAGCACCATACAAAGAGTTCAGCAAAATCTTGACAGCCTGCTGCGTGTTATTGAGACGATTCGCCTCTCTTTTCAAATCAGCGCTTGGCGTCTGTTCATTCTGTTGCTGCACTTCAAGCATCTTGTTTTTTGTGACACGGCGCTCGTCATATAGACCTATAATGATTTCTGGAATGAAGCCGCGCTTATCTTTGCGATAACATGTACCATTTGCAGCAACAGCGACGTCCATATCAATCGCTTCTTGCGGTAAAGTCGCGTTCTCATTCATATAATAATCTACACCACCCATGAGTCGATTGAGTGGATCAGTCAGCAATGTCTCTGGAGACATGTTATACTGAACAATCAAATTTGGATATAGTGAATTCAGATCGAAAGAAGTTACCCATTGCTGCATACCGATGTGAGGATCTTTCACATAACCACCAGGATAATCACCCTTAGATTTGTACTCGGTTTGTGGAACAGCAATGTTTCTATCTGACAGATATCTATATGTGATACTATCCCAGATACCAGTGGTACCAAAAACTTCTGGATAGTTGACTGCACCCTTATAAGCCAATGTGACAGCAAGATCCATCAAACCTGTTTGCTTATCAATCTCGTCAACAAGCTGCACATCTCGAATGTTATAGTCAATAAATTTCTGAGGATCTTCTTTATAAAGCGTGTGCAAAGAACCGTGCTCTTCATACGACAACTTCTTCTCGCCTAGCACGACATGTGAAATGTGATCAAGCGAATACGATTCTTGCTTGCCATATGAGAATGCAAACTTGGTAAACAGATCATAGTAGTCAACTTGCTGTACACCGTAAATTTCATACGCGTCTAGAGATTTACCTTTGACGCCGATAGCACGATAGTTGACAATATTCCATGGCGACAAAGCTTTCATCGTCTTTTCACCGCAAATCTTACTGATACGATTTACGAGATATGGAATGTCGAATAGTCTAATGTTCCAACCAGTGATGATATCTGGATAGTTGTTCTCCCAGAAAACAACAAACTTCTGTAGCAACTCGCCTTCGCTTTGACACTTGACATATCGAATTAATGCTCCCTTCAAATCAAGCTCACACTTTGAAGGGTCATAGTCATCCAAACCCCAAACATAGTATATGTTGTTTAGACTACTCTTATATGCAATGGAGATTACTGGATGATCTGCTTGATCAGGATGTGGAAAGCCATCGTCAGATGCGACCTCAATATCGATATTACCGATATTCAAGAAACTATACTTGTAATCAATCTTACCTGGATAAGCTTCTTGTAAGAACTGTACCGCACAGTTGTTGTTACCGTATATTTTTAAGTTTGCAACATCACTATACGTCTCGGAGAGTTCTTTAATCTCACTCATAGATTCAAGTTTCAGTGGTTTAACAGGTGTTCCGTCGAGAGCGTGCCAATCCGTATCAGCATCACTTGTTTGGAGATATAGTGTGGGTTTGAATGCAATTTTTTTATGAAGACGATTACCTTTATTATCATACCCTCGAAACAAAATCTTGTTACCAAATCTGTGAACAGACGTGTAAAAACTCATAGTACCCTCATTTCATTTTATAGTGATGCACTACGTGCGCAAGTCTTCATATCGAGTAGTATATAACCTATGACCGCTTTTGTCAAGCGATTTATGCATATGTAACAAAGCGAAGGGCTTTTGTGAAGCCCAACGCATTTTTGTTAGCCCTTATCTGAAACGAACGAATATAGCTCTTTAGCCTTTTCCATCAGTTCTTCAGTTGAATACATCTTATACATGTCTTGAACTTCTTCGAAAGTTTTTTTACCTTCGTCTAACATTTTTTCAGTAAATTCTACGTTAATTTTGTGTTGCTGATCCATGTAATCTTTTGCAAGCTGTAGCATTTCTGCACGGATTTCGAATGGGTTCTTTGACATTTTTGTCTCCTGTGATGTGTGTTAAAAGGGGAGCTAACCGTGGCTCCCCACGGGTTCATTACGGAACCACCCGTTACTCTGTGAGCATCTCTTGACTGAGACGATGCGTCTCAATCTGAATTTTCTTAGGCTTCTTTTCATCAGGAATGATATTTCGAAGTTTAACATTGAGCATACCTTGGTGTAAAGATACACCATCGACTTCAACAGTATCTGCTAAAGTGAACTTGCGCTCAAAGCTTCGCGCTGCGATACCTCGATGTAGATAGTCGACCTGATCTTCTGTACCATCAATAGTCGCACGAATAGATAGCACACCGTTATGCAGTTCAATATCGAAGTCATCTTCATCGAATCCTGCAACAGCAAGTTCGATTAGATATGTATAGTCGCCTGTTTTAACTAGATTGTATGGTGGATAATTAGATGCGCCAGATTTATTTGGTTGAGTTAGTTTATTGAAAATACCGTCAAAACCAATGAATAGCGGATCGTTTAGTAAATTTTCTGAAGTGAATCTACGTGTAGTCATTTGTTATCTCCTTATTAAGCAAGATTGATTTTTGAGCCCATTACGGCGCTCACATTTATTTATACGACTTTGCGCACAAATTCCAAGTTAGGTTCAGAATAATTTGGACCTTTCAAAATTTTACCATCTTCCCGGCGAATGGGCTTACCGTCTTCACCGAGCTTGCTCATGTTAGATCGTTGAACCTCTGTGAAGCAAGCATGTAAATTAATTTCGCGATCCTCACCCATTTTGTATACAGCTCCAATCAAATCAGTTAGAGTGTATTGTATTGCATTCAAGCTTTTGGCTCTGATCGAAATACCTACACCCATAGTAGCCGATAGAATACTCTGAAAACTAGACGGTTCTGTATTAGACTCTTCAGTGCATAGATCCTGTAGGTCTACACCAAACGCGTGACCAGCGCCATATGCAACATACAAAATGTCTGTGAGTGCGTCTGCAATTTCAACCACATCGAAGTTAAGCATACCTTCTAGAAGTTCTTTTACTTCTTCTGCAATAAGTTCATATCGTAAATCTGCAATCCCTTGAGTCGGAAACTCGGGAGAGGTTTTTACCTCTTGCCCGAACGCTTCCATAAATTCACGAACCATATCAAAGTGAGTCATATTTTATTTTCTTCCAATACTGTATTTTGCTACCAATTCCCATTCACCTTTATCGCGATGTGGTAGAACTTTAATCTGCGACAAAGGTGCAATAGGTTCTTCAATTTGCGATGGATCAACTGCTTCAATCAGACCCCACTCTTCGATAAGGTTCACAATTGTATTCCTACGCGCTTTATCTTCGTCTGTAAAATTATTGATTTTTCCGTCGAGCATAAAAAGCTCTTTGAAATGTAGTATAGCATATCTACCCTGCTTGTGCAAGATGTGACATGACTGGTATAGCTTTTTATCTTTACGGGAGGCAATACCTATCCGTGTCAATGTTTCCTTGACCTTTAAAAAGCTTTCAGAATCCGGCAACTCTATTTCAACGCCACATCCTTTAAAAATATCTTCCATCATTAACCACCCTTTTGTTGTTGTTCTTTCATGGTTTTTAATTGCTCATTAGACAACAAAGGAAGATATTCACGCGCAACATTACGATTACAGCAATACGTTTCACAAATCATATCCAACACTTCATCATCAATCGATTTAACCCAAGGAACGCGTCCGCGCTTATTAGGTCTAACGCTATATTTATAAAATTCGTATTGAGCACGATTGTTTAGCTGATGATATTGATTCATGAGGTTTGCGTTCAAAACTGTGTCGGGATGCAGAGTCAATGCCAAATTAGTCTGCCATGCAACGTAGCCAGCCTCAGCCAGCGTATCATTTTCTGTATCGCGCATCATGTTTGGCTTTTTACCATAGAGAATATTGTTCACATAATCAAACGCTCCAGCCATCTGCATTATCCTCCAACTCGACTTTATCGAATTTATTTGCACATTTGTTACAAAGTCTGGCTTCACCAGTTTCACCATTACCATAGCGATATCGAACTATAGGAGAGCTTTCACCAACACCCTTCTCACATACGAGACACTTGTACTTTTTTCTCTTGAAAAACCCCATCATTTCCACTGAGCCTCGACCATAAGCGTAGCAAGAGCAGCGACACGATTGATTTCAGAGTTTGCAACAAATGCCTCTTTATACTGATACTCAGCAAGAATGATAATGGCGTCTGCAATACTTGGTGCGCTACCAAGCTTTTCGGGTAGAATGTCGTACAATTGTCGATATAGCACCGCGCTATCAATATCAGAGTTTTCAGACACCCATTTACGAATCTCGGTGAAATTTTTCTCTTTCATAAGCTTGATCAACTTGTTCATGTTATCGCTTGTCTTATTTGCGAGTACACCTTCATCAATACGACCAGTGGCAGAATATCGCTGCAATTCGTTTAAAACTCTGCGCCAGTCAGGAAAATACGTCTGAATAACTTCTGCAACAGCTTTTTTCGAATACTCGACACCCTCTTCATCTAGAATGCTGATGACACGCTTGAAGAACTGTGAAGCAATAGTCGCCTTATCTTCTTTTGTAATTCTAAATTCAATAACGGAACAACGGGACTGCAAAGGTTCGATGATACGATTGCGGAAGTTACATGTCAAGATGAAGCCACAGTTACTTGAAAATTCTTCCATGAAGTTGCGAAGAGCTGGTTGCACAGAGTCAGTGTTAAGATAATCGGCCTCGTCAAGAATAACATATTTACGCCCACCTTGAAAAGAAACAGTAGACGCAAACTGTGCGATTTGATTACGCAGTGTATCGATCTTACGCCCTTCCATAGAGCCGTTGATTACGATATAGTTTGCACCAATCTCTTCAAGCATTGCTTTGGCAACAGTTGTTTTGCCAACACCAGCACTACCAGAAAGAATTAGATTGGGAACGTTGGCTTGATCGACAAATTGCTGAAACGTCTTTTTCAAATTTTCAGGTAGAATAGTGTCGGCAACAGTTTGCGGGCGGTGCTTCTGAACCCATAGAAAATCATTTACATCATTGACCATATTAGTCTCCATTATATAATATTGTTATGAGAGGGGGCTTTCACCCCCTCCACATTAAGCTTCTGCTTCGGTAGCGTCTTCGTCAGTGCCTTCTGTTTCATTTGCGGCTGCTGCCGGCACTTCTGATAGAAATGTTGCAAGTTTATCGCGAATAGCACCAACTGCACTCATTTCCTCTGGTTTAACTGCACCTCGTGATGAAAGCACATCAACGACTTGCAGTAGCGCTTGTAGATCAACGATCTGCAATTGTGTACCCTCTTTAGGGACTTCTTGTTCCTGATCAGCCATTATATCTCCTTAGTTAGCTTGAACTGCGATCCAATATTGAACATTGGTCGATTTGAAATGTGAGATGCCAGCCTTTGAAAGCGAAACAGTATAATCTGCTGGCAATAGTTTAAGGTTATCAACTTTGATCGTCATCTCAAAGTCTTCTCCATCATAGTCAGAAATTTCGATATCATATGTATCTGATGTCGAATTTTTAGAGTCAACAGCCCGCAATAGAATTTTACCATTGGCGCCTGTGAATGCAATATCACTCACCTGTAGAACACCTGCGCCTCTGATAGCACTTTCAATGTCAATCCATTTGATATCAACTGTAACATCAGCATTAGGCAATTTCATTTGCTTTTCTGGTGGAGTAACAATCATGTTTTCAGCCGCGTAGACATATGATACCTTACGGCGATCATCTCGAATCTCAAACTTCTCAGATCCAAACTTTACATCAACGCTATCATTGAATAGTGATACTGTTGACAGAAAACGCGAAAGATCGTACACTGCTGCGCGTCCATCAAGAGTTTCAGAGATAGTGGCGCTTGCCATTACTGTTTGTTGCGGGGAAATAGTTGTCAGAGTGTTACCTGGCTTGAATAGTAGACCCTGGTTAATGCCAGAGAAATTCTTCAAGATAGAGACTGTATCGTCACTAAATTTCATTATTAAGTATCCTTCTTTGTCTTTGCAGCCCTACGTTGCTGTCTGTTGATTGTATCATCTTTTTTAGGTGATTGCAAGTAATGTTTTTTGTTAGATTCTTTTGATGCAGTTGGTGATGCTTTAATAGCTGCCATTGCGCTAATTGATCCTCCGAAGATGTATGAACCAACATGCTTCAACTTCATCCATGGACACATCCAAATATTCATACCCATCTTTCGGACGTTATACGAAAACATATAGTCCTCTGAAAGATAACGTCTTGTATCTGGATCAATAATAGTGTCAAAATACGCCATGATCTCGCGAGTACCGTCGAAATTTTCAGTGCGTACATGATCGGGTTTGTATTTGAGGTCTGGATATGACTCTTCATATTTTTCAAATACTTTACGGGTAATCATCATAAAGCCTGTACCGCCTTCTCGAATTTCAACAGGCTCGTCGATCTTAAACGACTTTATACCCTCAGCAGGATTGAAAACATAGTCACCAACAAAGTGCTCCAGCATGAATGGATTCTCGTCAGCAAAGCCTTGCTCGGCAGCTTTAGCAACTTTCTCCCACGAAATTGTCTTCTTAGGATAAGGTCCAGTCATAACATCGTAGTCATCTGTACCAGTAAGATGCAACAATGTTAACACGTCTTTATAATCAAATCCGATATCCGAATCGATAAAAAGTAGATGTGTACAGTCAGATCGTAAAAATTCATCAACACAGTAGTTGCGAGCCCGTGTGATCAAACTTTCATTAAATAGATAGTAGAAACGCACATCAATGCCATGACGCGTACACGCCATAGCTAAATCGTTCGTCGCTTTTGTAAACATACCTGCACATTGCCCACCATACATTGGCGTGGCTATGAACAGCTTCTTATCTTGTAAATCGCTTGTTCTAATTTCAATATCCATTAACTACCCTTCAATCTAGAATTATCAAGTTGTTCTTTCATCCATTTTGCACATTGTTTTGCAGACAACGCATCTTCTCCAGTGGCAGGCATACGATCATCTTCACCTACGCCTCGAATTACTGACGCAGATAACATCATAGCAGATGCCATAATCATACAAACTTGATGAAGGTCAGAACCGTCTGGTCCACTGTCGTAGTCATGCCCGCGCTCGAAGTCGTCAATATGACGCTTGAGACTGTCGATCATTTGCTGCCAAGGAAGACCCCTTTCCCAATTGCGATGTGCATACTTGAGTGCGCCATACTCCAAAGATACAGCGCCAGCAGCCACAGCTTCAAGAGGAACTTGTCGGAAATAAGGCACACCCAATGCTTCTCGCATTGCTCCAGTCTCAGATGCTGGATGCTTAGTTTTTTTACCCATTATATACTCACTTGCTCTAAATCATGTTCAGCCCGATGAATGGCTTGTAGTCTCATTATGTCCGCAGCCACATCATGGCTACTATCGTGTGCTACAAAGTATTTATACCACTTTTCATCATCTTGTACTGGTACAAAGCCATTTTTTGTGGTATAATTGAACTTTGCATCAATGTGGGTACGAACATCTCTCACTTTGTAAAACTTCAAATACTCTTTAAATAGATACTCATTGTTAGTTTCATCCATCAATCTACCAAGAATAACTGGATCGAAAGTGTTACCTCTCGACCACCAGTAATCAATATTGACTTGTTCTCTCAGATATTTAAGTATAATATCACAAAATTCAGTAACTGTCAAGTCGTTTGGCGTTATTTTTAGCTTGTCACGAGCCTCTTTTGGAAGCTTCTCCCACCATTGAACATCTTCTTTTGTGAACTTGCAACCATAGTTATCCAATTGATCTTTCACCGATAGCTTGACTGTCTGCACATTCGCTGCAAGTTCCTGAAACGAATACGGGTCTTCGATGAAACGATCCCACTCAAATGTTGTGTAGGCCATATCCACTACAGGACAAGAGTTAACCCTTGCCCCTAGTGTTTCCATATCAAATATGAAGTCTTTACGGTTTGGCTTCATGCTGCTACCAATGAAGTGTATTGCTCAACAGTCATGCTGCCCATGCGCTTATTGTGATAAGCTGAAACCATAGCCAAGTTATCGTATGTAGTCAGACCACCTTCAGCATGGGCTGTTTTGTGTGCGCCATGTGCATCAGCCATTGTCAATGGTTCACCTGAAATCGCACACTTGAAGCCTTGTTCAATAAGTTTTGCTTCACGCCACGCACGTGGAAAGATACGCTTTGGATCCTTTAGAGTTACCAAAGAAGCCATATCAACGCTTTTCAATAGCCACATCAAGCACTCAAAGATAGGTTCACGGTCACGGTGATAACCTAAAACATCTTTGAACTGTTGACCACGTGTTTTGTTCGCATCCCATGGAGAAGGCTGACGAAGTTCGGCTGGTTGACTATCATAAGGAAGAGTGAATGGAGCATAAGCAGTAGAGATAGCTTCATAAAACTCTGCATAATCATTGACTTTGAAAGTTTCAAATTCTTCTTCCATATACAGCCAGATACGGGAGAACAAGCTAAACTCGGTTTGGTTCATCTTTTTGGCTAGTGAACGATTTATTTGAGTTGAAATTTCTTCAACAAAGTTTAGCAGTTTCTTTACACTCGCATAGATTTTGTCCACCTCTTTCTGTGACAAATCAGACTCGTACAACTCTTCAAGTGCAACATCATCAGCTTTACCCAAGCCACCACCATCATAGTAGCGATAAAAGACACGAGCAATCATTTCGTCATGACGAAGGCGCTTGTTATCAAACGCAATAGCGTTGAACACCTTTGCTTTGCCTTCTTTTTGGCTAAACTCAAAGAAAGAGTGTATTTTGTTGTTTACACCACGAACAGGGCGAACAGTGTTACGAATTGCATTCGCAATTGGAATATCTCCATACGAGTTCAACATCTCTTGATGATTTACATCGGTAGTCTCATTCAAAGAGCGGAAGATGTAACCAGTTTCATAGATAGACAAGTTTGAATAGATGCAAAATGTAAGATTCGTTTCAAGAAATTTTTTCTTTTGCTCTGGCGAAAGATCACTATAGTACATCCCATTCCAACGAAATTTGTTGTTGAAATACATGAAGATGTAGCGTTTACGGTGCCCACCATCAACGCTTTCATAAGCAAACATGCTGCCAGCTGTGGTGGTTGGATCTAACAGTTCAAACTGCCACTGACCATCGACCATTACAGGAGGAGTATCAGCGTAAGCAAAGCTGCCTGGAGTTTTTTCGTGAATTGTGATCTGACCTAAGTCAACGCCCATCATAATTGAGTTGATGATACCTTGTGCTTTTGATTGATCATTTGATTTCTCAAGTTGAGGCTCTGTATCTAGTCGTTGACCTACAGGCTGAACATCAATCTCGCCGTAGCGAAGAAGCAGTTCACGAATAGGAACGTCAATTTTGCGATAGTTCGAATTGATTAGCATATTTTTCATAGTATATAACTCACTTTCTTCATTTCACACTAGACATATAGCACATGATTCGCTGTATGTCAACAAAAAACACTGATAAATTCTAAAACATATTGCTGCCGCTTCTTGCCGAAACCATTAATATTTTGCATTTCTTCAACAGTGATAACATTATCGTGGAACCAGTCCCGCAGTTGACGAACATCACGCCGAATGAACTTCATTTTCTTCTCAGGCCAGCCTTGAACACCGCACTCGTTGAAGATTTTCAGAAGTTCATTACCGCTAACATTGACATTCATGGCTATCACTCTCTTTGTTACATTATGAATGTATAGTGATTCGTCATGAATGTCAACCCTTAAAATCGGTTTCTAGACGCATTCCGTAATTATTTACGCCAGTAGGCACCTCGAAGCCATCAACATACTTCAACTGGTTCTTCTTGAAGGGTTCATAGTCAACCCAGTGGTGCCAGCGACCATAGCGCCAGACAAGACGGGCTACATCTGGGTGCATATCAACAAGCATTTGCGATTTGTTCACAGTACCTTCAGCATTGTAGTTCGTGGCATCATCAATCTTCTCCGAGTTCTCTGCGTGATAGAACTCAGCGGTATTACCACCCTTTACAGTCTGAGTTGCAGCTTTGCCTTGCATAAATGCATTGAACTGAATGGTACAGTCGCCATCTTTCAGAACCCGAAGGCAGATATCAGTGTCTTCATTGTAACGACCACGCCAGCGATGCTTACAATCATTCCTGATAAGCAAAGCAGAATATATACGGGTGTTGGCAACGAATGCAGGATACTTCTGATCTGGTGCAATAAAGAAACGATACTGTGGACCAGCAATGTAAACATTCTTAAATCTCTCTACAAAGTCTTCCATCGCACGAAACCCTGCACCACTCTCAAAGCGAATACGCTGATTCTCATGGAGACGATAGAAGTCACTAATGTTGTCATCAAAGACCCAGTGATACTTAGCACCGATGCTGATAGAGTGATCCCAACACCAGTTTCTTGCACGACCTGGACCATCGCCATGATTGGAGAATGGAGCAACAAGAAGTGTTACATAGTCACGAATACCAAAGTTGTCTAGTGCCTTTTCGTATTGCTCTTCTTCTTGAGGCTCAATCGCAATGTAATGTGGAATCTGCATACGTGCCAAAGAACGTGACGTGAACATACTGTCATAGCGTGTCTTTGAAATAATGTAGAGTGGATGTTTTGCTTGAGTTCTCTCACCATCTTCGACCCAACGCAGAAGACGATTCGCTGTAATCTCTAGCTTGGGATGCCAGATAGCTTTCGTCTTATCAGTAAGTTCTTGGTCAATTTTCCGAGAAAACTCTCGGTAGTCTTCTTCGTTACGAAACTTCACATGAACGGTGCGAAACGGTTCTCTATGCTCTTGCGCAAACTCAGGCATACCATGCCAGTGTTGCTTCCACTTGAGTTCACCAAGAGTAGGCAACTTCTCTTTTGTTTCCTTACGAGGAATAAGAAGTGTACGATCAATTGCAATTTCACCTTCATCTCCATCGTCAAACAGAGTCGCACCTCTATCAATCAAAGGATACCAGGTCACTTTCTTCTTGTAATCCAACATTTGATTTATACGCTTACAGAAGTCCTCAAGGTCGTCTATATTACGGAAGTGAACATAAACAACTTTCCAAGCATCATTTTTACGCTTGGCTTTCGTCTGATCGTACAGAACATCTGGTACTTCTTCGCCAAAGAATTTTTCTAGACCAACACTATACGAGTCCTCGACTCTCTTTTGAAAGTCGAGGTAGTTATCGTATTCGCCGCTCTCTTCAACAACTGATTTAGGTGTTTTATTCATGTTATCTCCAACAATATACTACACATACCCATGCGCCTTTTGTATCTTCTCTTGCTTCAACATTGGAAAACTCTTTACGAAGTAAGTCCAAAATCTCATTATATTTAAGATGATCTGGAATATCGTTCAAATGTGCATGGTGAAATTCAAATATCAATTGATGTATTGTATCATAGTTTTTAATGGATTTCAAGACCTCATATTCACCACCTTCAATATCCATCTTAATAATGCTAGGCTTGACTTCTTCTAAGACCTTGTTGACGTTGATACACTTTACGGTGGCGGTGTCGCGACCACGCTTCTCAATAAGTGAATGCGCACCCTTATTTTTCTTTACATTGATAGAGAAATAGCGTTCTTCATCATCATTCCCAACAACAGCACGATTATGGAGATATGCTCTATCATCAACTCCGTTAAGCTTCACATTCATCTGAGCAAGTTGAAAATTCTCAGTTTCAGCTTCAAAGGAGTGAACCTCTTTTGCGCCTTGTAAAAGGGCATAAGTTGTAAACATACCTATATTTAAACCAAAGTCAACGATTACATCATCTGGAGTAATTTTGAGTTTGCGATATTCGCCAGAAGAGACTTCTTTTAGAACAAATGGATCAGACGTCTCAGGTCGGACATAGGCTTTCATACCTTTATTCTCTTGTAACTCTAAATCAATATATTCGTCTTCAGATTCATCTATAAAGTCTAAAATATTTTTCGTATAATTATGCCTCTTTAATTTCATTATTTCTCCAAAATTCTTTTTCTCAATTCACTTGATGAAAATCTATGGTTGCGGCGATTGAAATACAAGTCAATACCAAGTTTATCACACAGTTCACGACCAGTGAAGTCCTTGTCTTTGTATTCGTCACCCAAAATCCTTACATCTATACTATACATTTCAAGCATATCTGTCAAGTCTTTTTCTGTCACATACGGAATTATTTCGTCAACATACTTGACGGCTGATAGCTGTGTATAGCGTTCTACCACAGTCTGAACCGGTCTATTCTTCTCTGGTCTATCAATATTCGGGTCTAGCTGAAGCCCACAGATAAGATAGTCGCACTGCGTCTTTGCTTCGCGCAACATAGCAATGTGTCCGGCGTGGAGTAAATCAAAAACAGAGCATGTGAATCCTATCTTAGTGTTATACATGCAATTTTTCAATCTCGTCCTTTATCATGAGTTTTTCAACTTTCAAAGGCTTAATATACTTCTCAGGTGCCTTCTCAGCCTCAAGAACTTCAATACGATTGTGCAAGTCTTTATGTTTGCTTTCTAAAGAAGCAAGTCTTCCAGTTTGCATTTTACTCTCCTATGTAGCCATTCTACTAAAATTTTTAACCTTTTCGAAACGGATAACGTTATCGAATTTGTCGTACAATTGATCACCCTTGTGACTGATGATAAAGATGTTGGAATCTGCTGTAAGTTCGTTGATAATTTTCAAGAACTCTTCTGTTCCTGTGTTGTCAAGACTACTATCCATAATCTCGTCCATGATCAGTAGATTAGTAGATACCGAGTTACGAAGTTTTGCTACTGCTCTCCATGTAAATAGTAGGGCAAGGTCAATACGCAATTTCTCTCCTTCGGAGAAAGAAGCGTAAGAAAACTCGTCACGAAAACGACTCTTAATTGTTTCATTAAAACTCTCGTCTAATTCAAATTGCACAAAGAAATCCATAGCAGCAAGATACTTGTTGATCAATTTATTCATGATAGGAATATACTGTTTGATGATTCGCGTTTTAATGCCACCATCTTTTAACATTGAACTGACAAGTGACAAAGTTTCTCGACTATCAAACAACTCAGTTTGATTCGCGTGGTAAGACTTTAGATCGCTTTCTAGATTATTTATGGTAGATGTGTCAATACTCTCAAATTCTTTCTGGGCATCTTCAAGCTCTGTTCGAATACTTGATAGCGTATTCTTTGCAAACTTAACATTCGCTCTATGCTCAGATACTCTGAGATGATGCGCAGAAATCTCGTCCTCGATATCGCTTACTACATTAAGTCTATTGATATGCTTCGACTTTCGCTCGACAATTTGCTCCTTTGCCAACTCAATTTCTTTGACCTTTTCCAGATGCGAAGATTTGGTATCTTCTTTGAATGTGTGCTCGATACCTTGCTTACACGTTGGACAGTTATCATGATTCTCATAGAACTTCACTTCCTTCATGATCTGACGCATCTTCGTGTCTAATTTATCGTCTATCTTACCAAGCTCTTCTAGCTTCTTTTTCTCGGAAGATTTGTCACCGATCTGCGCAGTGAGATTGTCCATCACTGAAGAAACAGATTCAATATTCTTCTCCTCTGCTTCAATGATAGTTAACTGTTCTTTCACACGATCTTTGATTCGCGAAACCTCAGTTTCTTTGATTTTGCGAATAGATTCGTTGTGATTCTTAGCAGATTCGATTTTGTTTTTGAGCAGGTCAATTTGATATTTTATTTCCGCGACATTATCTTTATTCGCAGAAATCTTCTCTTTTAGTAGAGTGTTCATGACAGTAAAGATTTGAATATCAAGCAAATCTTCAATAACATCGCGTCTAGACTTTGCGGGTAGCTGCATGAAAGGTACGAATGTACTTGAACCCAGTACAACAACTTGTCCGAAAGATTTGAAATTCAATTTAAGAATATTCTCCTCAAGATAAGCTTGATAGTCACGCGCCGCTGCGTCTTGATTAAGCAATTCACCATCTCGCCATATCTCAAAGATGGCTGGCTTCATACCTCTAAGAACAATATATTTGTGACCAGATGTTGTAAATTCTACCTTGACCTTCAAGTCTTTTTGATTGATAGAATTCATTAGCTGTGGCTTGTTAATCTTGCGAAAAGGTTTACCATAAAGTGCAAAGCAGATTGCATCTAGCATAGTCGATTTACCAGCACCGTTTTCACCCACGATCAGCGTAGATTTGTTGGCTGCCAGATCAATCTCAGTCCAAGCGTTGCCTGTTGACAATATATTTTTATAGGATAACTTATCAAAATGTATCACAGATTTATAGCCTCACTGTATAGTTCACGCAAGCACGTATTCACCTTGTCCTTATTGCTCGACAGATTCATAGTGTCAACATATTGCTTCAATATAGTCAATGTGTCCTGTGCTTCATCAAGCAACTCGTCATCACCGATTAAGTCCAAGTTCATATGATCTTCAACAATCTTGATATCAGCAGCATCACTTGACTGTAATCGGTCAAGGAATAAATCAAAGATGTATGGATTATTTCTCTCTCTGATTATAACCTTTATGAATGTGTTTGTCAATAGAGAAATGTCAAGTTCTGCAACATCTTCGATTGTCATGTCAGTGTCATCATAGATGATTTTATGAAAGATTCTATGTGGATTTTGATAGAAAGTCATCTCACGAGTTTTGGTATCAAAGATGTGAAATCCACGTTTTCCGTCATAATCCGACCAGTTCATCTCATACGGTGCGCCAAGATATGTGATGTTATCATGCGATGACGGATGATGAAAGTGACCAGAATAAACATCGTCAAACTTTTTGAAGATAGATTTGCTTAACCCATGATCACACAAGTGACCTTTCATCATCTCAAAGCCAGAGATTTCAAAGTGACCCATAAGAACTTGCGCCTTGGTATTCTGAAATATTTCAAGTGTCTCGTGTGAATTGTCTGCGCAAATCCATGGCGCAAGCATAATATCACAGCCATCGAAATGCAATTCAGTCGGCTTTTCCCAATATAGATTTAAATTATCATACTTTGTTTCCGAGTACAACTCGCGTAGACTGTTGACTTCGTTCGTATTCTTGTAGTATGTGTCGTGATTACCTGCAATGATATGAACATCAATACCCATGTCATAACACGGTTTGATGAAATACGTTTCAGTGTTTCTTGCTGTAACATAGTTGACATATTTACGACGATCCATTAAATCGCCCAAATGCAAAATAGTCTTTACACCTTCAGCTTCTAGGGTAGGAAAGAATACGTCGGTATAAAATTTTGCAAAGTGATGTGCAAGTGCAGCGTTGTCATTTCTCGCACCCCAGTGTGTGTCAGTTATAATGGCTATCTTCATTATCGTCTATTAACCCAATCTTGCTCCCATTGCTTATATGCTTTGGTGCTTTCATCAATAATATTTTTCAAAGTTCCTGCGTAATGCTGCCTCTGTTCAGGATGCGTCTTACTATCTCTTACTTTAGCAACTAAGTCTTCTATAATAACTGGTAAAGGTTGCGCCATAATTATACTCCATCATTTTTTCGCATTATCTCGTTTCTTCTGCATAGTGGCTTCATATCCTTCAACAAAGTTACTCATGTAATCATTATCCAAGTCAATGTATGCAGCACTACCATCTTTACTCTCGCCACCACCTGATCTATCGACTGCTGTATCATGAATTACAGAGTTTTCAACAACCTTGTGTTTGATGTACAACTGCTTCTTCTCTTTTTCGATTCGTCTGAGAAACGCAAAGTAGATGACTTGTGTGAAGTATGCGAATGGATTCTTAGACTTATCTGGATCAAAGTTCTTGACTGCCATGATCGCATTTTCTAATCCATCACTAATCATCTCTTCTTTATATGAATATCCAGAGAAGTTAGGTTTTGTTGCAAGACGATTCGCTATCTGATATAGACACTCGCCTATGTAGTTCGGTATTCGTGGATGTTCGTCTCCACCGTTCTCAGCATCTTCGCATAGCTTGCGGTACTCAACCATAGCATCGAAAAAGTGAGCGTTGTTTACATAATTTCTTTTAGCTTTAGCCATTTCAAATCCTTTTCTTTTCATTGTATACCAAAATATATGTGATGTCAACCCCTAATTAATGGTTGACATGGGTGCTGAGAATGTGTATAATGCTTATAACGAATATGAATACTATTAGTGTATTTTAGATGATTTAGATTCTAGCATTGCTTCGAACATCTTCTCTAGGTCATCGATATCATCAGATTCAATATCATCATCGTATCTGATATGCTTCTTCATAAACTCTTCATAGTAGTTGACACCATGCTGAGACGCAGGATAACAAAACATTATGTCATTTTTATTGATGGAAACTACATCGATATCTGACAGAACCATCCAAGATTTAGCAAAGAAGCCGTGCAAAGGATCCATGTGAACAGAGATAGGCATCGCAACTACAACAACGTTTTCAAGTGATGTAGACTGATCTTTTGCAAGAATGTCTTCACCGTTCTTCAGTTTTATGTGTAACAGGTTCATCAATGATCTCCTATCTTAACATTATATATCTTAAATTCGAAACCCTCATTCGAGTAGATTTTCACACGCTCAAGGAAGTGTTGAACTGCAAAGTTCTTTTTTGACTTCCATTGTAAGTCGTCCACAATGTCATATAGAACAGCTTTATCTTTACCGTTGCCTTTACGCAGCACTCGCCCAATTGACTGTAGATTTCTGATTTTAGATTTAGAAGGACTAGCAAAAATGATATTGTCAAGTCTTTTAATGCTAACCCCCGTAGAAAATGTGCCGTAACTTGCAAGAATAATATTGTCGCCACTGTCTTCGACAGTACCTCGAACATCCTCCCGCTCTTGTGCCCCAACCCCACCATGGATGAAATGTACGTTCTTGTCTTCTCTTTGCAACATAGGCGCAAGGACTTTACCGTGCTTCTCAACAAACTGAAAAAGTATGAGAGTGTTTCCTGGTAAACTCCATGCCAAGTTACGAATAAATTTGTTTCTTGCTTCATCACGAACGATCCAATCAATCTCTTCTTGATATGACTTATTACTATTTAGCTTGCGCAATCCATCAGGATATTCGAGTGTCACTGCTTTGATTTTGAAGTCAGCAAGAGTTTTGTTCTCAATTAACGTCTTTGTATGCGTAACTTGATACACTGGACCAAAAAGCCCAGTGAGAACTAGTTCATGTGTTTCAGTGTCATCTAGTGTCCCAGTTAAACCGTATCTATAACGTATGTTAGGCATCTTTTCAAGAATCTTCGTGATAGATTTGGCTTTAGCTTGATGTGCTTCATCAACAAAAATAACATCGAACTTATCGAAGTAGTCTTTTCTTTGCTTGTATATAGACTGCCATGTGGATACTGTATATTGTGCATCTACATTCTTATCCACTCCTGCCATAATCTTATGTGTATCAAGAGGTTTACCTCTATTGTATTCAACGAAGTCAGATGCCATCTGTGATACGAGTGATGTTGTAGGAACAAGAATGAGAACGCGTCTATTGCAGATTTCAGCATGATATCTAGCAAGCAGATAGATAATGAAAGATTTACCAGATGCAGTTGGCGACAGCAGAAGCTTTCTTTCGCCATTCAATGCTTCGACAACTGCATCGTTTTGATAGTCGCGAGGTGCGAATGCGCTATTAAACTGCTCTGCAAGATCGTAACCAGCAGTGTCCGGAAATGTTTCGAGTGGTGCCATATTTTCACCGAGCACGAGTTCATAGTCTCTTGTTTTACAGAATTTTGCAATGTAACCCACAAGACCTGCATATATCATACCAGTCATGGTGTTGAGAAGCCGGATCTTCCCATCCCACATTTTGTTCTTATAGCTTGGCATAAACTTGTAACCTGGAACAAAAAATTCGAAGTATGCGGACATCTCCATCTTGATACCAGGTTCTGCGACGACACGAACGTAGACCTCATCTACCTTTTCAACGACAACTCTTTCCATTTACATTGCACCTGTTCTAAAGCGTTCCCAGTCCACAATCGTTTTGAGTTGAAAACCTCTATTCGTTATCTGTTTTATAATCGATTCAAGATATTCTACGATAGCTTCTTGCATACCTATTTTGAGTGTTTGCTTGATAATATCATCATCAGCATCAACATATGTCCCGATATCTTGTCTAAGAATTTTTAGTGGTTGTGGTGTCCAACCATATTCCTTCAACTCTTCAATATCAAGGTCGCCCTTGTAATATTGCTCTTTGAGAAGTCTAAGTTTTTTATAATCAGTTTTCTGCTTTTTCAGACGTAGACCTTCCTCCATGTACATGCGGAAGTATTTGTTATGAAGTTTTGGTATATTGGCTGATTCGTTCGATATGTTTATCATATCAATTTCACAATCTTTAGCCCACATCTCATATATCTCTTCAAGCTTCATGTCGTCTCCATTAAAAAAAATAATATCATTATATCACAAAAGTGTTTGCGAATCAAGTCAAAGGTGTTATAGTATATTCATTTACTTGAAATGTTACTGTGGCAGACGCATATGTAACATCTTCTTCTTGCTGGTTCATTACTATTTGACCCAGTGAGATTGGGAATATGTCATTGAATTTGAATTCAATATTCGAAGTTTTTGCTGCGTTTTGCGTGATTACACTTGCGTCAGAATACAATCCATCGCCTTCGATAAGATTTGCATACTGCGAGAAGTTGTTTGGATATGTTAGACCAATCATCCAAGAAAAAATCTCTTGATAATTATTCAAGTCTTCGTCGATGAGAAATGTGATATCAAGAGTTCCAAATTCGACTTTATCTCCTGGTCTATAAATCGTTCTGAAAGGTGATCCTTCTGTGACAGGATTTATCGTCAGACCTGGAATGTTTACTTCAGTTGCAAAATACTCGACATGTGGTAAACGATCTATGACCAAACGATAATTCTTTGGTGAGTAAAAGTTCTGTCTAAGTGTAGTACAATCAATCATCGTTTTCTCCTATTCATTGATACTATTTATATGAATAAAAAAAAGAGGGCGCCAGAAGACGCCCTCTCAGTAAGCTCAGTTAACCTAAGTCTTATTATAGGATGTTTGTTACTGCCACGCGGCGGTAGTAAATGTTTGTGTTAGCCTGAAGACGACCTGCACCTACGTTTGAACCTTCAGCGAATGGGTTTGCAACCATGCCGTAGCGAGTTTTGAAGCCAAGCTTCGACTGGAAGCTATTCTCACCAACTGCACGAACCATCTGTAGTGGTACGTATGGGCAGTAGAAGAGACCTGCGTCGAATGTGCTTGAGCCTTTGTAACCTACTACAAGGTAGTTAGCACCTGCATATGGATCAATGTACACGCGGAAACGACCGTTAAGAACACCGATGAATGTGTTGCCAGTATCATCTGGGTTCAGGTTGTTTGCGTTAAGCGCTGGTGTGTAATCAAGCATACCTGCCATTTGAAGCGCAGACGCTACGTCTGAGGAACAGATAAGAATGTTACCCTTACCACGACGAGTTGCTTTTGCGATTTCATTAGCTTCACGTTCGATTTGGAACATAAGGCCTTTGAACTTCTCTACTGACCAGCGACCGTTTGCGTCAACATCAAGGTCGAAAGTACCTAGTGCTGCAGTACCTGTTTGCGCACCTGCTACAGCGTTTGAATATACTGTGCGAACAACCTCACGGTTGATTTCTGCAAGTAGTTCTGCTGAAAGCATGTTTGCAAGCTCTGTCTCTGCGTCAAGACCGTGGATTGCTTTAAGGTCCTGTGCAAGTTCAGTTGTGTACTCTGCTTTTAGCGCACGGCTCTTTGCAGTCACAGAAACTTTCTCAATTGAGAATGCCATCTCTGGGAATGCATTGTTTGCAGCATCACCAAGTGCTTCAGCAGTTGCTGTCGCAAGGCCTGTACCTGTTGTCTCGCTACCTTCGCCAAGCTTGTTAGCGTGTGTACCTGCACCTGTGAAGTCTGTGTCAGCTTCGTTGTAGAATGCTTCGTCGCCAGCCTGATTTTCGTAACGCGAACGCATTGCAAAGATCAGTCCAGTTGGGCCTGTCATTGGCTGAACGCCAGCAATGTCATATGCGATAAGATTAGGCATAGCACGACGAACAAGTGAGATAAGTACGGGATCGTAGCCTTCAACACCGTTACCTGTTGCGTTTGCTGGTGCTGTTTCTAGAAGTGCTGCTGGCGAATATGTCGAACCTTCGCGAAGTGCTACTTCAGTGTTCTCAAGAATGGTTGCAGTAACCGCTCTCTTATGCGAGTCGCCAATGTTTGGTAGTGATTCATGCTCCAGAATAGGAGCCCACTTTGCCATTAGTTCTTCGTTTCTCATTATCGTTCTCCTTATTTGAGATTAACTATATGTATTTATATAATTCTTATTTTGCGTGACGATCAAGGATCTGTGCATATCTAGCAATTGATTCATCAAGAACCTTTGCTTTTGGTTCATCGTCGGTCTCTTCTTCGAGAACTTCTGCTCCTGTTTCAACAGTTACATTTTCGACAAAATAGCTTGATTTGATTGCTTTCAGTTTTGAAGTGTAATCTTCAACGCTGTTGCAAGACATACCTTCTGCAAGCACGTTTAGCTTATCAGCTTGTGTGTCAGTCAAATCTTCAGAGATTTGAGCAAAAGCGATTTCGCGCTCAAGTGTCTCTTTCTCTTCTTTGATCTCGATCAGTGCTTCAAAAATTTCGTTGTACTTTTCTGAAGATTCATCAAGACGCTTTTCAAGTTCTGCAATAGCATCAACTTGCTCATCGTCGATATCGATGTTGTGAGATTCTACAAGACCTTTTAGACTGTCAATTAGAGACTCAGCAACTTCAACTTTGATAGAAGATTCGACTGCTACTTCGTTTGCTTCCATCCAGCTTTCGATGACGTAATCAAGGTATGTGTCAACCTTTTCAATCATGTCCTGCTTAGTTGATTCGATTGATTCGACAAATTCTTTCTCAAACTTATCTTCCAAAGATGATTCAATAGCTGCAGTCTTTTCGTTAATGACTGCTTCGAATACTGCTTCAGCTTTTGACATAAAGTCTTCTGAAAGCTCTTCGCCATCGAAAATTCTTTCGAATGCAGATTCTTTAAGACCAGTGTTGTTTGTTCCTTGAGGTGTTTTTACATCATCCTCAATTTCATCAGCCTTTGGATCTACCTTTGCTTTAACGTCGCCCTTGCGCTTTTTAGGCTCTCCGCCCGCTGGCGCAACTGCGTCCGCAGACATCGAATCGTCGCCAGTTGCTTTCGCTTCGTCTAGCTTATTTTCTAGTTCTTCACTCATTGTTATGCTCCTTATGTGATTGTATCAAATCTAACATTATTTATACAAATTATGTATTTGCGAGTGACTTGATAAATTTCTCAAAAAGTCTTGAGGCTTGCTCTTCAAGTTCCTTCGAACTGCGCTTTGCAGTCTGACGAATCTCTTCTTCAATTTCCTCAAAAGCTTGTTGTTGTTGCCATGTTCCGGATGATATATCGTAATAGAATTCAACACCTTCCATGATACCTTGGACGAACGCATCTGGTGCAGAAGGATCTGCAACAATATCGCCTGCAGTTGCAAGCATAAAGTCATCTTGTACTTCCATGATACCAGATTTGTTTTTCTTTAGTGAACCCATACCTCTTGATGAGATTCCTAGTTGACCACCTTCGTCGATGATATTTTTTACGATCTTTCCCATAGGCGTGTCCATGACTTTTGCACGACCTACAACATTAGAACCGTCTTCGCGAAGTTCAGTGAACATATGTGACGCACGATCAAGATTGATCGTAGGACCTTGTGGATGACCTAACTCGCCAAATGCGCGTTTCTTTACGACATAATTTTCGTTATATCTTTTCAATTCACGCATAAGTGTTTGCTTAGGGTATACGCGACCGTTGCGATTTTTAATATCGCCTTGCATGATAACGCCTTCGATGAAATAGCTCTTATCGCCATTTTCATTGGATTCTTTTAGATATTGAATGTCTTCTACGACTTCTTTGATTAACTTCATTTTCGCTATCCTTGTTATGTGTTATACGAAATTGGTGTGCAAAGAACTTCAACATCAGACTCGATTGTATCATTAGCGCTCTTTTCAACGTATTCGACACGCCCACCTGGAACTGTGAAAGAACCTATTGCAGTATTAGCTACAACGTTAGTGATGGTGATAGACGAATTTGCTGTCGCATATACGCGAATCAATTGGGCGTTATTGAGCGTTGTTGCGCTTGTAACACCCGTTTCGGTTCCTTTGAGTTTGATGATACTTGGCATTATTTTACTTTGCTCCATGCAAAATCTACCATCTTCATGAACATGGTTTCATTTTTACCTAAAGCATCTTCAAACTTTTTCTTGTTAGGATCGTTTAATGCATCATAGACTTTTACGAGAACATTTGCAGTCTGCATATCAACTTTTATTGAATCGCCGTCTTTGAACTTAATTTCGCCACGACTTTTTGTCTTGACAATCTTCTCAAGGTCTTTTATAGTATTTTCGGTAAGGTCAGTTTCTTCGTACATGCCACCCATGTCACCCATGCGACGATCACCCTCGACATAAGCGTGAAGTGTTCTCATCTGACCATGAATATGTGCAAGTTTGTTTTGGAACCATTCTTCTGGATCCACACAATCCGTATCGCACTCTACAAGATAGTCGATCATTTCTTCAGAAGCATATGCGATGAATTTCAACTGTCTTTCCATCATGGGAATCTCTTCCCATGCGTTCTCGTCAAGTTCTACTTCTTCTTTACGAGCTTTATTGTAATCTGTACGTGCAGTTTTAAGCTTGTTCTGATCTTCTTTTCTTTTTCTAATTGCATCAGTCCTGCGCTTTAGCGCATCTGCACGACCACTAGCCGAGAATCTATTCTTGACTTTACCCGCAACACTCTTAACAGCTTTTGCACCAGAAGTTCCAATACCAACAGCCTTAACCGCAGTTTTGATGATCTCGTCAAGTTGCTCTTCAGAAAGGTCTTCAAGAGCTTCTTCTAGCATATCTTCGTCGATAACAAGAAGATCCTCAAAACTTACGCTTTCGTATGAAGTGTCATAAGCCTTTTCATCAGACCCATCAGTATAGTCAGCCTTACGAGGTTTTTTCTTTGTTACTCTCTCAGATTTACCACTATCGACAGGATAATCTTTCTTATCCACGTTCTTAGTGTGTAGCTCTTTGAAGCGCTTTTCGTCAGGAGATTTTGGTTCAGCGACCGTCTCCTTGATGATTTGTTTTAGGGATTTCATGATTACTTATCCTTCGAAGACTTTTTTTGCGCCATTTCTTCCATGTCATCATCTTCATCTTCGTCAGACTCATCTTCATCTTCGTCAGACTCATCTTCATCTTCGTCAGACTCGTCTTCTTCTTTCATTTTTTTCTTATATCCCTCTTCAAACATGGATTCATATTTTGAGCTAATAGCAACTTCCATTTTTTGATTCATGATATCAGCAAATGTTTCCTGAAATTCGTCTGCTTTACCTTCAACGGCGTTTTTGATTAGTTTTTCGATTGACATTGGCCATCTCCTTTTGATTTTATCTCTATATGTTATTTATAAATTATCGTAATGCGATATCTTGTGTTTTTGTAGCAATCTTGCGCAGCTTCTCTCTTGCGCTCTGATTTCTAGGCACATCGATAATTTCGTCCCAAACTTCTCCTGCAGAGGCTGTAGCCGATGCAGCCGCAATCGCAGCAATATCTTGTTCTGTGATGTTAACTCCAATTGCTTCAACTTGAATAAGATCAACAATATTAGAACGCACGAGTGATGTTGATACGCCTTCAGCAAATAAGAATGGTGTGTCGCCAACTTCACGTGTATAGATGTTACCCTCAACAGTTAGTGTATAAGACGTTTTACTTGATGAAGGTTGAATTCTCCATCCACTCTCAAGAAAGTATGTGGAGCCTAGACTCTGAGTATCTGTAATTGGATCACCACCAACAACACTAATTGCTTCTACATATGCTGCAGGAAGTGGATTTTCAGGCGAGTTTATAACCCACTCTTTGTAAGCCGAATATATATCAGCTTTTACATCAAGTTGTGTGACGCCTTCATTTACGAAGATGGTTTTATTGGGCCCATCAAAAGTCACCTTCTGATTAGGATAATCTTCCCATTGCCACCATACTCCGTAATTGAAAGCTACCGTACTCATTACTGAATAATCTCATTCCAGAACAGTGAAAAGTTTACTTCAATTTTGCCGTGCAGTTGCTGATATGCAGTACCACCCTTTGAAGGACCCTGCGGTTTTGCAAGAACAGAGAAGTAAGTATATGGTCCGTAACCAGATGCAATAAATCCACCTGTTGCAACACTGCCTGTATTACCAGGCCATGTTAGACTATTACTATTTGTGCTATTATCTACTGCCGATGTATCCAGAGGTGTTTGGAATGTTTTATCAAAATACAATTCCGCTTTATCATTATCAATCATGCGAAGATATAAATTCTGGCCGTCAGTGGCGGTACCGATAACACCAGGAATATTATCTAACTGAACAGCATTTCCTTCTCTGTGTAGTGAGAATGGAATACCAGTTGGAGGTGTATTGATTTGAATCACAGTTGCTTCACCAGCAGTTCTTGACTGATATACTTTTAGAATAGGACAACGGTTGTTACCACCTCTATCACCCAGATTCTTGAATGCTGATTGCAGAGTAGTAAATGCGCCACTCAAATCTTCTTGTCCAGCGTATCCACCTGAGTATGTGACAAGACCATGAATACCACTTTCACGGAATAGATTTACTTTATCAATACCGTCTTTACCGTATGCCATAACAGCCGAGAAAGGATCACCAGGTTCAACACTTGAGAATATAGAATCTACACCAAAGTCTGCCAGTTCTGTTTCATCATAGAGTGGTAGTGCTTGTGTAACACCTGACATAACTGGATTGATATAAACCTGAACACTTATGAATGCTTCGGCACCATCTTCATGGTATGCATATGCTCTTGCAGAACGTGGTAGATATAGGGTTCTGTTTTCGTGGTTCACACCTTTGATGATGGGTCTAGGAGCAAGAATACCAATCAGATAATATTCGTCATTGACGGGCATCTCAAATGTAACATCATCTGTATTGATAATTGCTGTAGTTGGTGCTTTATCAACCACAATTGTTGTAGAGTTTACGATATCAGCAACACGAGTTTCTTCTTGCATTACACCCGTGCCAGATGCAATCTTTACAATCCAACCAGGTTTGATACCCGTTAGATTAGGAACGGTAAGTGTAGTACCAGATGAAGTAATACCTGTTTTTGTTGTAATTTGTCTATCACCAAATCCGTCATTTAGACCCTGAACATCATTCATGTTAGCAGGATCAATAACAGCCTTGAAATATTCTGTTTGACCACGACCAAGTGAAGCTGTATCTAGATTTGCTTCTGTAAATACTGAGGCACACCAAACTCTCATTAATGATTCAGACACTACATTAATATTTTTCATATTATGCTGACAATATCTTAGTGGTAGTGAACCAGTCTGACAGATAGGAACACCGCCGTTGTTGTCATGATAATATTCATGAATAACGATACGCTGACCTCTGTGATATGTTCCGAAACGAACACGTCCAGCACCTAACCATTGAATATCCATCCAATAAATGTTATCATTTCTTAGATCAAATACTTTCTGGCTATCACCTGATCCATCAATAGGATCGCCGTTCCAACCATCAGGTAAAGTTGAAATTGTCGTTGTTACACCATTTGCAATTGAAAGTTTTGTCGTCGTATCTTTACTGATAATTGTTTCTGTAACAACACCCGTAGCAGATGAACGAATAACACACTGTAGACCACTTTCGCCTGTAACTCTGAAGAATATACCGTTACCAGTAACTAGTTCATAATTAGGAGTGCCAGTAACATCATCATCATATTGACCGTCAAAGTATCCCCATTCTCTCATAACACCAGTTTGACCTTGGTCGCTTAGAGCAACAGTCATAATTGACATTTGAGACAGACCTGGGAAATAATGATGATATGTATGTGTCGTAAGTTGAATACGATCTGAATCTGGTCCAAAGTTTTTTGTCGCAGTACCTGCACCAGTTCTTAGTTCAGCGGCATGTAAATCGTCATTGTGAACAGATTTTCCGCTACCAAACTTTGTTGTAGCAAATTCACTAGGTAGGTTGTTGTTAGCAAATGTATAGTCGCCAAGAATACTTGCACCAGAAGTTCTTAGTTTACCAAATGCATCAAGTTGTGGAAGACCTTCAGCAAAGCGAACATTCATTGAACCAGTTGGATCAACGTCTACGCCGTTTTCTGGGTTATCATATCCGATAATATGATTAGAGTTGATATAAACATCTCTGACACTTTGTACTTCAGCAACCTTTGTTACGCCATCGCGATCAATAATATCAGCGCCAACATTTGGGCTAAGATTGTCATACTTCGCTGCTTTGTTGTAATGAACTTCTAGAAGACCTGATGTAGCACTAATGCGATGAAATCCATGAACATGCATAGTGTATTGATTACCATCACTAAATTGTGTGGTATACATTTGACCAATATCCCAATCATAATTGGGAGTACCATTAGTATAAAAAACTTCAGCAGTGTGCGTCATACGCACACGCTTACCTGTACTATCTGGTGGAACCTGAAGGAACGTTCTTTCACCTGCCATGGGATTCTCCTATTAGTCTACGTCAACGTAGAGTTTTGATAGCTCGGTACGAACGGTGTTGTAGTGTCGCATTACATCCATAGGTTTTACACCCTCTAGATTCTGGGGTAAAACGATGTTAATAAACTCCTCAAAGAAGTCTACACTTTCGTCTAGCTTTTTCTTCATTTCTTTATCTGTCATACTTATAACCTCATAGTTTTTTGAGAGGGCGATAGTCGCCCTCTCTATCATTCACTTGTATTTATATTATCCGTCAGGATCGTCGTAGTTTCTTTCTAGCGGCGAAACGAGCGAGATAGTAGCACCAGCAGTTGTAATCGTACCAGAAGCAACCACGTACTGTGCTTTTTCTAGACCGATAGCAATAACTGTGATCGGAGTTGGTGTAGACTGTGATCTGCCACCTGTTGTATCACCGTCATATGCGTAGTTGAATTCAAACTTCTGATCAGTTTGACTGAAGGCTGAACCAAATACTGGATTGTCTGCATCGTTTCTCACAAGAACTGCGTCTACCGTGCCAAAGTCTCCTGATGGAACACTTGTGTAGTAAGCATAGAACTGTGAAGACGAGTCTGTATCCAAGTTATCGTTGAAGTTGATTGTAACAAGAACTGTAAGCGGGAACAGAACCAGATTGTCTTCCCAATCATGGAACGTAATGCTGTTCTTATCAACTGCAGCAATATCAGCAGCATATACCGCAGATGGGAACACAATTGATTCAATTGTGAAGTTAGTATCTGCATATGTGTGTAGCTGAGAACCGATGAAGTAAACAAGCGGATCAGAGATATTACCGTTACGTGATGTACCAGTGTCGATTGTACCTGTATCACGAAGAATATACTGAGCGTATTCGTAAGCAATCTCTTTAGTAGCCGCTGCTGTTGTACCAGCAGAGTTCAGATCGAAGATTGTTGAGAATGCTGAATATGTACCAGTAGCAATTTCTCTTTCACCATGCGCACCGAGTGCAAGCGATGACCATAGTACCCAAGTTCCCGCATTAGCACCATTATCAGCCGCAATGCTTGTGTGACCGACGTTACCGTCTACGCCATCTAAGTAGTACCAGCGATCCGCACCATTTCCTCCGCTATCGCCAACATCAAGAACAACGTCACCGACTGCGTATGTTACTGTTCCGACAGTATCATAATCACCACGAATTCTAACGTTACCAGATCCAGTTGATGGATTCTGTAAGTACGTAACACTCATGTCGGAAACATACTGAAGTTGTACAGCTTCTGTACCACCGATTGTCTCTGTGCCGTTGAATATATTTGTGATTGTAAACGTATTAGCGTCTGTCACACCAGAAACTGTATAGTTACCTGCTGTGAAATCTGCTGTGTTGGTGACGGTAATTGGAGCACCTTCATACAGACCGTGATCAATAGCGGTAACAGTTGTAGTTGTACCGTTACCAGATAGTGCTGTGATTAGCAAGCCAGTAAATGCATTATCATCTGTAGTATTGATGTTCAGGTCGTTTCCGTTAGTAACAGGGAAACGATACACAATGGTTGTCATTGTAGTAACACCGATGTCGCCTAGAGCAGCGTCTGCGTATGTTTTACCACGTGTACGAACGTAGATAGAGAAGTAACCTGATCTATCAGTTGCTAGTCTTACTGTTCCGGAATCAACACCACTTGCTGCGAGTGTAGTTTCTTCAAATGTAAGCGCATTCGCACCAACAGTTGCAACTGTTACTGTCACATCGTTAGTACCAGAAGCAGTACCCGAGAACGTGATAACATCGCCGACCTGGAAAACGCTTAGGTTTGTTGTAGTTGAAGCAATCGAACTTGTGCTATCAAAGTTAATATCGTTCGTGCCAGTAGCAGACATAAGAATTGGAGTAGCTTCGTTAACCTGTCCAGTAAATGTCGTATTAACAGTAGAAGCTGTAAATGCGTCGTCTTGTGTGTAGTAGGGTTGGTCTGTGTCGCCTAGTGTACCCAGAGTAATAATACCTGAGTATCTACGATTAGTAATACCAGTAGCACTTACTTCTGCCCAACCAGCAGTACGAATTTTCTTACGGGTATCATCAGCAATAGGCGCCCAACCGTTTTGAAATTCGAACTGTTCGTTCGTAATTGATAGCATTGGGAATGCATACTTTGTGATTGAAGGAACTTCTTTCCAACGCTCTTTGAAGAACGAGTAAAGTGCCTGACCAGTCACACCAGTACCAGCAACAGATAGATTACCTGCTTGATTGAGTGTGAATGTTGAATTGACAACATCTACTGTAATTTCTGGTGTGAAATATACGTCATTAGCAGCAACATCGTCTACAATTACTTGACCAGTACCAGCAGCGTTTTGTGCTCCTAGTGATGTAGCAATTGTAAATGTCGTACCTGTTACGTCAACGTCAGTCGCCGTAACTGTCGCACTTTGTGCAGCAACAGTAGCGTTATATCCAGCTGTGCTACAATTACTGATTACGACTTCGTCACCTACGCTAATGCCGTGTGCTGCGGCTGTCGTAAACGTGGTGCTTGTTGAACCATTGTCGTTGATATTAGAAATCTGAATTAACAGATCATCTAAGTCAATGATATTAGGCTGAATTGATGCCATTTTTCTTTCTCCTAGTTTTTATTTTTATTGTTATGGAGTACAATACTTCTTATTCTATTTATAAAAATCACTAGTCGGGATCATTGTAGTTTCTATCAATCGTCTGAGTAACAGGAATGGATTGATCCGTAATTGACAAGTCAGGAAGACTCGACAATCTTATATGTTGATAGTTCAAATTCATAATAACGACGAAAATCGGCACAGGAGTATTAGCAAAATCGTCAACAAAGTTGTAATTGAATCTGAAAGTATTGCTATCTGTAGTACCGCTTATAAAGACTTCTCCGACAGAAGCATTAATAGCTGTGCCTGATCCGCCTGTCATATCTTCAACACCTGCAATTTCTGCAAATGTGTTTGAATTGTAGAGTCTTACTTCAGTTCCGTCTTTCAGACCAGTAATCTGGAAGTCTGTTGTAAGAGGTGGTGTTCGTGTGGTTCCTGTATTATCAATAAGTTCAAATGTTGTTCCGACAACATTCGTCAAGAATACACCTTGAGTACCGAAGAAACGACCACCGGCAAATGTGCCGAATGGGGCTTGTTTTACATCTGTTGCAGTGAATGTAGTAAGCGCTTCATCAGCATTTCTATATTCAAAGCCATCATCTCCATCAACTGTGATGGAGAAATCTTCAGAAGTCGCATACTTTAGATATTCATATACTTGAGCAAGAGTATTACCATTTCCATTGACTTCAACTCTGTAGTTGAAGAAGTCTGTGCCATTTAGTGATCTTGAAATTGTTCCAAAAGAACTAATCGTGACTCCATAAGCACCAACTGTAGCAGAAGCAGTTTGATTGTTTGGATCAGAAAGTGTCGAAAGAGCAACAATGTTTTGACCAGCACCCGATAAGTCTGAGAAGAAGTGGTCGTATGTATCACCATAGTCTCTTGCAAATAACCAAATAGCGCCATCTACTGCCGTTGCAGATTCGTCTGTAGACTGTATGAATGTACCGTCTTGAATCTTCACGAGAACATCGATGTTTCCGTCAGGCCACCAAGTTGTAAGTTTAGTGTCTGCTAATTCTGTCCCTTGAACAATATAGATGCCGCCGCCACTTAAAGAACCAATTGTTCTAACGTTTGACCAAAGTAGTGAGTTAGCAGCATCAGCAAACGAACCGCCATACAAGAACTTATAATCATTATCTTTTGCGCCAAATGTGTAGCCATTGATAAAATTGTACTGTGTTCTTGTGACTGATTCAAGCGGTACTGTAAATTGCATAAATGCTGTAGCAGCAAATGTGTTCATCACAGATTCATATAGGTCTTGTGACGTGTCAATCGCACTATAAGCACTGAACGGAAGTGTTGGACCAGAAGTCATTGTGATAGTCTGAGCAGTTGTGTTGATAGTCCAAGTGTTGTTTAGTGTAGGAACGGCAACCTGTTGATCATCTGTAAGGAGAGTAACCAGCTGAGACACTGAACCAGTTGCTGTACCCAAAGTAGTTTGGAATGGCTCTTTGCCAAACTGTCTTACACGAAGAGTTGTGTTATTTGATCCACTATAGCTCTGTTGTAGTATATTACCACTTGCGTCTGTTGTACCATTAAAGATTGTAATGGCACCATCATTCAACCAAACGAATGCACCAGAAACATTTACACCATCTTCATCTTTTACGTTTACGTCAATCGTTTTTGCTTGAACTTGAACTGTAATTTGACCTGTGTAGCTTGCACTGCGTCTAATACTTGGTGTTGTGATACCAGAAGGAATTGTAATTACAATATCTTGAGAAGATGTTGCATTGATATAAAGAGTTTCGTTACCAGTCGATCCGGCGGTGAAATCAGTACCTTCAATACCGAGGGAACCAGTTGCGTAACCTGTAGTAGTGTGGTCCCACGTGTATGATGCAGGAACAGCAGTTAATTCAATAGCATGGTTCGAACCATCGCTCTGGAATGTACATGTTTGAACACCTGCTAAACTATTTGCAAGAAGACTTGATGCTGCGGTACTACTGATAAAATCACAAGACGTGATAGGAGCACTTCCCTGTGTTACTTGTCCACATCTCAAGAATGCCGTTGTAGATACATCACAGTTTGTGCCAAAAGTAAATATGTCCATGTCAGCGAATGTACAGCCTTCAATCATGACTGTAGCGCCGTCATTTACAATAAACTGACCTTTAGAATTATCAAATGCAAGAGTATCAATATATCTTAGTTTATTGATTGTAATGTTTGTCAGAGAAATATCTGAGGCAGCATTATTTACTTCAATTACGTTGAAGTTAGTATAAACTTGTCTTGTATCATCAATATTGATTGTTCTGTTTTGTGCAGAGAATAATAGCGATGATGCAGTGGTTCCTAATTCTAATTTGCCTTTAAATATGAATGATCCAACCGCTCTTTGAAATAAACCCCATCTATTGGTAGTAGTATCATTTGTATCAGCAATATCGTCAAATGTACCTGCAGGAGATCCACCTGTGTATTGGATAAGACCTCTGCCCCAACGAATAGCATCAACAACAAGTGACTGACCACGAGAAGGAGCAGAAGTAACGTTAGGTAGAAATCCGAAGTTGCTATATGTAGAGGCTGCCGGTGGGCCATCTGTAAATGATGCATCTCGCAAAGGATCGATTGCTACGTTTTGCCAACCACCATAAGGATAACGCCCGTAATCAGCGCCGCCAACAGCAAACCAATCGTGGTTAGTTGTACTTGAACCGATGCCTATAAAGAATCCTGATGCTGTTCCAGGGCTGTTTTGACTAGGAGCAGTTTGCCCTACAGTTTCATTATAGTCGTTGATAGCAGATGGGAAGAAGAATAGCCACCAAAAGAAGAATACATCACCCCCATCAACAAAAGCTGCTGGGTTAGTAGCTGAATAGTTAATGCCAGATGCAGCACCTGTTTTGTTAGAAGCAATCGCTTGAGAAACACAGTTTAGACCTTGAAGATACGCTTCTTCTTCAAGAGATGGAGAGGCACCAGCAGTGTAGCTTGATAATTCAGCCCAGTTTGTAGCGCTGTCTGTGTATAAGCTTGTAAGGTCTGTTGTGGGTGTATTAGCCATCTGCTATCTTTCTATACTTTGCAAACTTGACCATAACATCTCTACGCTCTTTTTCGGCGTTTTCAAAAACTTTGACTTCATTAGTGTCGTATTTAGTAAGCACTACAGAATATCCTTGTTTATTGAAACTCTTTATCTGACCAATGCCAGCAGAGGTTATTTGTCTATTAGGTCTAATTGTTCCCACTACTAATTCATCATCTAGTTTTTCAAATATCACTCCACAGTTATCGGGTCGTAATTCAATAGGCGCATTTTCATGTTGTGTATAAGCACATTGAAAAGTTCTACAAATCAAAGGGCGCATTTCGTGTATTTTACACCCTACATTCTTTTCACAGTGATTGCACAAATCTCCAGCAGGAGAATAAATCTCTATCTGTTCAATCACATCATCTTGTAAAGGTTTGCGCGAATCAATTTTCAATAATTCACAGCATTCGGTGCATTCACCACATTCCATATCAATCAACTATCGTAAGTATATGTTTCTCTATCGTTCCAAATCTTGTCAAAGGCATCTGATCCAGCATCCCCGTCGCCAGCCCAAAGTATCTCAGTAGTACCATCTTCAAGTTCAGCAACACGCTTAATTCTCCAAACAGAATCAGACTTGATCGATCCTGGATTTGCTTCACCGATATAAGTGTAGGAAACGTCTTCTACGACTGTTTCTGCTATTAGCTTATCATACTGCACTTCCAAGTCTGCCTTTAGTCTTTCTATGATGTCAAGAAATGATTCTGACTTAAACTTATTTATATCATTATCAAAGATAAGAATGGCGTTACCTTCAACTTCATGTCTTCTTTGAAATACTACATCATCATTATCAAGAATGCGAACTGAACCACCACCTGATGATCCAGCCATTGAAGTCATTTGTTGATTGATCATTCTCTTATAGTTTTCAAAGTCTTTTTTCAGTTTACCATAGTCTTTAACTAACTTATCATACTCTTCTACTTTTTTAGAGTCTACGTCTTTACCAGGTTCTCCAGTATCACCCTTTTCACCAGTCTCACCATTTTCTCCGGTGTCACCTTTATCACCCTTGTCGCCACGTTCACCTTTAGGACCTTGTTCACCAGTCTCACCATTTTCTCCGGTGTCACCTTTATCGCCACGTTCACCTTGAGGACCTTGAGCGCCGATGTCACCCTTTTCGCCTTGAGGACCTTGAGCACCATCTAATCCTCTGTCACCCTTTTCGCCTTGAGGACCAATGGGACCGATCTCACCTTGTGCGCCGGTGTCACCTTTATCGCCGTGAGGACCTTGAGCGCCATCTAGCCCTCTGTCACCTTTATCGCCGTGAGGACCAATAGGACCGTCTACACCATCTTTTCCAGGATCACCTTTATCGCCTTTGAGTCCAGCAATTCCAGCTCTACCTCTTTCACCAGTGTCACCTTTGTCACCTTTATCGCCCTTGTCGCCTTTTTCACCACGAGGACCTGTTGGACCAGTTTCACCTTGAGGACCTATAGAGCCTGGATAACCCATTTCTCCGATGTCACCCTTTTGACCCAGATCACCTTTATCGCCCTTGCCGCCTTTTTCACCACGAGGACCTTGTTCAACGTTTTCTTTTAGGTGTTTTGTAAGTTTCTTACTGAATGTTTTTTCAAATAGGCTAAGTGCAGCCTTTAGAATCTTTGCCTTGTCAACTTCATTCATTATCATCCTCTACGTCATCTGTTACAAGTCTATTTATAGTTTCTGAGAAAGATTCGATTAGCTTTCTGTCTTCATCTGACAAGGTGCGCTCCTCTTCAATCTCCACTGGATATTCTTGTATCACTTTATCGCTTGTCTTAACTTCATTGTACATATCTTCTTCATCTTCAGAAGGTTCTTCTTCAGATTCCTTTTCAATCTCGTCTTTCATATCTTCAATTTCATCATCTGTCATCTGAAGAATGTTTTTACGAACCCATTTTTTCGAATAATATGTACCAGTGTACTCTTCAACATCTCTTAATATCTGCAATCTGTTTTGCAATATTTCAGCTTGCTTCAACTCTTCGAAATGATTATCGAGCATAAAGTCGTATCGAATTGTATTTTGAATTTTATCCCAATCCTCTGGAGTGATAATACCCTTGAGAATGAGTTGCTTTTCAAGTATTTTGTCAAAAAGAATAGAAAATCTTGCTCTAAGTCTGCGAATGAATTTAGAAAACTTTACTTCGTCTCTACTGATCTCTGATGAACGACCAAGTGCAAATCCTGTGTCTTGCTCAAGTCTTGATACGGGAACATTCAATGCTTTGTAAAGTCTCTTCTGGAAATACACGATGTCTTCCATTTCACCTAGATTTTGACCACCTGGCAGCGTAGTAATCTCAGTACCTTTGCCACCTTCGCGTCTTGGCAACCAGAAGTCGTCTGTCATTGACATATGTTTACGATCATCGCGAACTTCTCCGCTGTTCGCATCATATACAAGACGATTCTTGTGCTTCGTCATCATGTCACGTAGATATTGCTCAGCTTTCGCTTTAGGTAAGTTACCAACGTCAATATAAAATACACGGCGCTCTGGTGCTCTTGATATGCGATACACAACAGACGCATCTTCCATCATGCGAAGTTGATTTAGTGGTTTGATTGCTTTGTGTAAGTGTGATAGAACAACAGTATTCTTCTCGTTTAGTAAGCCGGAGCTACAGTTTACGATAGAGTCAACGGAAATTCTAAGACCACTAATACCACCTTGAAAGTCTGCGACAGTTGTTGACGTTTTACTCTTGCTATCGTTTAGGAATCCATTTTCAACGTATATGTAGTATTCATTTTTGATTCTATTAACATATGATGTGTTTGGACCTTCGCCGATCTTTACCTTTTCATACTCACGAATTTTTCTGATTTTTCTTGGATCAACATATCTCAACTCGCGCACTCCGTCGCGAGGATTTTTTTCATCGATTACCACATGATAGTTCAATCTACCATCGACATACCATTTTTGAAAAATGTCATAACCATAGTTTGAGAAGTCGAGCATTCTTAGAATGTTGTCGAACTCGTCTCGTATTTTCTTTTTTGTACCGTCTGATATGTTAGGAATATCGTCGGTAACACACGTCACAGGCGCTTCATCATATGTGATATTGATTGCTTCATTCACAACATCATCGACTGCCATTTGAACTTCTGGTTGTTGTAGCATGTCGCGATATTTTTGAACAATCTCTGCTTCTGATTTTGCAACGCCGTCCAAATCTATGATGCTACTCATCGTACCACCAGAGCCTGGTACGTTTGTTGTTACAGACACAGATCCATCGCCTTCGTTTGGTTGAACAAACGAAACGACTTTATTCTTATTTAATTCATCTTCTTTGCGCTTTATCTCAAAACCAAATAGCTGCAATGCCATGTACCATAATCCTTTAAAGTTGATAGAAGGGGCAACTTTAATCGCCCCTTCTTATATAGCATTACTCTTGAGTTGCCGCTCCGCCTGTGATTCCACCAGATACGTTCCAATAGTCGTATTGGAATGTAACAGTGAATTCTTCAATAGCGTCAACAGTTTCCCAAGACATTTCAATTGGTGCAACATTAGTCGGGAACAGTCCTACAAAGGAATATTCGCGAAGGGCTACGCCAGTTTTGGAATACTGAGTAATTTGAGCCTGCGATTTATATTGCAACGGAGAAGCGTTGCCTAGATTGCGAATGTTACCCTCATGTGAGTTTATAGATGCCATCCATTCTTCCATCGCATTGCGAATGAGAAAGTCTTCATCGTTGATAACTGTGACAGTCCACTCTTCGAATGTTCTATCACCAGCAATTTTAATTTTACGCCCGAAGTATGGAACCTCGATCATACCAAGCGTTGAGCCTGGAAGTTGAGCAGCTTTCACCATGAATGGTGTCTTTAGATCGCCTGCACCGTTTACAGGGTTCTGAATTTGAACCTGAAAAAGTGATGCCTTAGCGCCTCCAAGAGTTAGCTGGCTCTTGATTTCGTTTACATTGAAAGCCATTGTTGTAACTCCTTACCTTTAATTAGAATTGACCTACGATTTCTTCGAATTCTACACCAGTTCTAACAGCAACGAAGTTCAACTGAATGAAGTTGATAGCTCGTGCTGGTTTGATGTAGATATCACCCGTGAAACGATTTGCGTCAATAACTTCTGGTGTGTTATTTGTTTCATCGCAAACAACTTTGAAGTCGAAGATACCACGGCGACCTTGAACATCACGAAGAAACGGTTCAACAAGATTCTTGAATTGTGATCTTGTAAATTCATCGTTGAATTCAAATAGTGTCGATTTTGATGCTCTTGAAATTGCTTTTTCGAGCACGATGAATAGACGACGAACGTTGATACGATCAAATGCGCTAGGTGTTCCTAGAAGCGTTTTATCTCCAAACAATACAGTACCTTGACCTGGCTGTGTGATAACTGGGTTTACACCAGCACTGTATAGTGCATCACGCTGCGCTTTATTTGGATTAAATTTCAGCTTGACAACATTTTTTACGTTACCTCTATTGTAACCTGCTGGTGAGAACCATGGGTCACGAAGTTCGTCAGTTCTTGCACAAAGACCTGCAATATCGCCATTTAGAGGAATCCAGCGATACACGTCACCGTACTTGTCGTACTGATACTTATATCCAGAGTCCATGAACGCATATGAACTACTTGGTAGAGTATTTCTAAATGCTACGATATCAGCAGAAGTATCGTCTGTCAATGCTGGTGATACGAAAACGACACAATCTTTTCTATATTCGACGATGTTATCGATGATGTATGCAGATACTGTTGCATTAGCACGACCAGTCATTATCAATGAAACATCGATATCGTCAGCATTCTTAAACAAGTCAAAGCTTGCTGCAAGCGCTGAATTCAATGAACCAGATTCGTCAGTACCGTCAACAGCGTTGATTAATCTAGAATATGTTCTAAATGGTGTAGTACCGGTCGTTCTGATATAGTTTGAATTCTGTTCAACAAAGTCTACATAGTAGTTCGAAGATCCATCAAATCTTTTCGCGCCTGGTGTAGTCGATATGTTATCGAAAGCTTCAAGAACTGTTCCTGCAACTCCAGTGAATTCGCCACCAGCATCGACTACAACAACGTGAATGTTGTTTTCGCTTGTAGGAGCAGAACCGATTACAGTTGCACCACGCCAAATTCTATTTACTGTGTAAGTTGAGCTTGGTGTTGCTGAGCCTACGCTATTTAGACCTGTGTATCTTGTTGTGAACGAAATATCGTCACCTTCGATTTCAGAAATTTCAAGTCGTGTACCATCTTCTAATTCGATGATATCACCTTGAGCTACACCGGGTTCACCCGCACCTGAGTCGAAAGATGCTTTCGTTCTACTTACTGTGATGTCAAGAAAGAATTCGTTGATGTCAACAGAAGTTGAATATTCGTCAGCAGCACCTGTTGTTACTAGAACTTCAAGTGAGTTGCCCAATGCACCTACATGCTTTGCTTCAAAAGCTGCGCCTGCAAGAGTTGCTCTTGTTGCACTGTTGTCTGTGCGAACTACAAACAATGAATTACTATATGCTAGAAAGTTTGCTGCAGTGAAAAAGGACTCTGCGTTTGTCCATGTTGTGTTTGCGTAAGGTTTACCAAAACGCGATACTAGTGTATTCTCTGAATCGATAAGAATAGGTTCATCAACTGGTCCCCAACGAAACACACCTGCAAAAGCACCTGTAGAGGTTGCAACTGCGGGTACGACTGTCGTTAGGTCAATCTCAGAAACATTTACACCTGGGCTTACTTGGAATGCCATGTTCATTTCTCCTTTTATGATTTATAGCCGTCTTAACTATTTCTATGTTTATTTATAAAAATATGACATTGCATTATAGAATCCATGAATCGCCAGGACTAACAATTTCTATGGAATCGGATTCTAATTCATCATTCAAATTGAAGCCAAATGGTATCAAATCATCGAACATTTCCTGTTCGGATTTCATTCTTAGTTTCATCATAGTATTAATATCGGTCATATCTTTAAAGTATGTCTGGTCTGTCAGCCAAGAAAATAAAACCAGCGTCATTACCATGTCATCATGAGACCCAGATTCGGCTTCATATGATACACCCTTTCTGGAAAACGTGCTCATCTCTTTTATGGTATCAAAGTCATTGATGATCAATTGATCCTGCTCAATCAACAGCTTTAGAATATTACATCCGATTGACTTGACGGATTTCGTAGTTCGTATACCTCTATCGACATTTTTACCGAAACCTGCTGATATTCTCTTTCCAGAGCGACCAGCAGATTCAGTGAATAGCACGTTCTCATGTTCAAGATCAAAATGCAAAGTGTCAGCCACTTGTTCGCCGATATCGTTTATTTCAATAAGCGTACTCGCGTCTTCGAAGTTTTTTGCAACTCTAAATACGATTTCTGCAAAGTCGATTGGAGTTATCATATTATCTCTAAATGTACACACTTGTTTGTAAGGCATCGATGTAATATCGAAGACTGAGAAAGTCGAATAATCAAGTCCTTTACCTCTTGACACATCAACAGTCATTGTATATGTATGACCTTTTACAGGCTTCTCATACATTTTGATCTTCGCACTCTCTGCTATTGGATCACGAATGACAAGAGTTTTGAGTTTTGATCCTTCAATAAGCGTGCCTGATGAGCCGAGGAACTGACATTCGAATTCTTGTGCAAACTTTTGGTAGTCATGGTCCATCGCTTCAAGAGTTTCACGTTTCCACTCTTCATCACGACCAGGCACTTTATACCACGGAACTTCGATGAATATGTATCCATTCTTACCTTCCCTTGCACTCTCACATGTCTTATAGAAGTGATTTAGTCCGTTAGGAGTAGATGTGAACAGAATTTTTGTCGTTTTACCAGATGAGATTGTAGGAAAAACAGATGCAAAGAATTCGTCCCAGTTTTCAACAAATGCAGTCTCATCAATGTAAAGAAACGAAATCGACTTACCACGAATGGCAGAAGACGATGTAGCTGTTGCAATGATCTTACATCCGTTCTCAAGTTCAACTGTACCTTTATTCCACTCTACGACACCTTGCTGCATCCATTTTGGAAGAGATTCATATGCGATTTTGATTCTGTCGAGAATTTCACGCGCCGCATCACCTTTGTTCGCAAGCAGTGCCGCTGTCTTATATTCATTGAATAATACGTAATGCAGAATGATTGCAACAGCAGTTGTTGTTTTACCAGCCTGTCGAGACGTATTTACAGTTACGCGACGATTGAATGTGATTGCTTCAGCAATCTCTTTTTGATAATCGTACAGTCTAATTGGAATAAGACCGTGATCAACGTGAACAATTTTGATGTATTTTTCAGCAAAGTATATTGGGTCTTCAGCGCACTTCAACCATTCTTTAATCATATCAGGGGTAAAAGATATCTGTGATCCTTTACCCTTAATATTTTGATTTCCATTATACCCACGAGTATCTATATTCAAAATTTCACCCAATGTTCAAAAGATACGTTATCCGTCATCTTTCAAATCTTTCAACATTTTTTGCAACTCTGATGTTGAGCCAACAAATAGATTATTGTTTGTTACACTCTTGTGGTCTTGTTCTTCAGGTGCTTTTGATTTCTTGCGATCTTCGTTCATCTTTACGAGGTCTTTGTTTGCGTCAACAAGAGTTTTCATAAGAGTAGAGACGACTTCGTAAGCTCTAGGGTGTTCAGATGCTTGTGCAACATCTAACATTTGCTCTAGTGCTTTCGTTCCAGTTTCGATTACTGAATAGAAGTTTTCTCTCGCATATTTGTAGTCATTGTCGCTGTTGTCTTCTTCAGCCTTGACTTCTTTCGGCGAGTTATCATACTCTACTATTTCACCATCTAATGCAGGCTTGCTCATAGGATCAAGCCCTAGAGATTCGCCTATAATATCATCAGCCATTTAAATCCTCAATTTTAACAATATATCCCCAATCATCATCTGGATTTATATCTGCATATGGTATAGTTTCATTTATATCAGTTGTCGGTTCACCGTTTGAAGTTAATCCAGGTTGCACCGTCACTGTTTGACCTTGCGCATCTGGGTCAATGCTATTGAATACATTTGCTTCACTGAACTTGATTATCTTGACATTTGTAGACGGTCCGAAGAAATAACCCTTCATTGTGAATGTCAATGTCCAAATCAATGCTCTGCGTGTCTCGAAGTCAGCTTCATAAGTGTCCTCTTGCGTAACACCTGTTAACACAATTGGTACGCTAACATTCATATCTGATCCTTCAAATAGATCGAGTCTTGGTGTAAAGTCTGGATTGAAAAACGGAAGAATCTGCTCTACGATTTTCATACCATCTTCATTATACTTTGTCATCACGTTCAATTGAAACTCTATATTGTAAGGTGTTCCAACGAATTGCGTAATTTTGCTATCTGGATCATTGGGATTTATCGCACAGTTACGATTGAGTGTTGACAACTTGCGCGAAGAATCGTAAGATATACCTGTAATTTCAAATGACATGCGCGGAAGCGTCATAGCAGGAGCCGATAGATTTGGATCCTGTTCTAACTTTGCAAGAAACTTTTGAAACGGACCATAATGAATAGGAATTTTCATTTCCTGAACTACTGTACCAGTATTGTCTCTTCGGTCGATGTGAATGTCGTTGAATAGTGTGCCGAAAGCAGCCACGTATTTTCTCATCGTTTGACGGTAAAATTTATTTCCAAACATTAGTAATCATCATCCCCAAATGGATTTTCTACGCTAAAGTCAATCACGTTATCACCTTCTTCTTCGATTGTCCAATTATCACCCAATAGATCGACTGATTCGACGTTTGCAATTGCCTCGTCTGTTGTAAGATCATATGCATCAAATAGCGTATCAATCTCGTCAACCCCTGTCTCGAAGCGCTGATGTGAGTATTCGAATAGTTCACAGCGCAGATCATATGTTTGAAGTTGACCCATTTGATAGAATATTGCTTCATGTTCCACATGCATGATTTCAAATATTTTATTATTTAATGGAAGATATATTAGGTCGCCTTCTTTTGGTCGAATGTTATCGTTATACATCGCAACTTCAGAGTTGAATGTTCTCATTGCAACCGTGAATGTGATAGAATCTCTAATCTGCAATCCAAACTTAGAGAGAAAATCTCCTTCGCCTTCGAAACTATCGATATTTTTGATGAACATTTCTACCATATGCGCTTCGTTGAAAATTGGTAGATCGTCTTCATTCAACAACTCATCTTTTGCACCAAGCGTTCTTTTGATATAATACAAATCGTGTCCATAAACGCGAATTGATTCGATGATTAGGTCCTCGATCAATTGTTGTTCCATAGAGTTGGAAAAATTGTTGAAGTAAAAATTGCTGGTCACGGTATTATCCTAATCTAGAGTATTTATATAAACCAAGTGGCTAGCCTATCATATCATGGACAGGTAGTGAATATGAGTTTACCATATCTTCTTCCAGTTTTTCTATCTCTGCCTGTGAATCAGATAGAATTTGCTGACCGTTGAATGTTACGCCACCGGGAAGCTGCATACCTTCAAACTTAGTTAAGTTCGAACCCCATTGATATTTGATTTTCGCAGTTGCATAATTTTGCAGCCAGCGATCTTTCCAAACATCACTGTACACTTCTGGGTCGATAATCTGATAACACTCTGCAACAATATATTGACCCTCTGTCAAATTGCTCCAATCAGTATCAATATACAATTTGTTCACATGACGGTTATATCGAATCGGTTGAGCACCAGTCAAAATCTCTTCAAGAAACTGAATGTGTTGCATACCCATATAAAAGTGAACAGTGTCATAGCTTGCAATGTCGTGTAGATTGTTCAATGCGAATTGATACTGTGCGCTAAAGATATTTGATGTTGATAGCGAAGTTGATGATACATTGAAAATGTTGATCACGCCTATGATGTTTTCAGGTACTGTGATATAACCATTCTCTTTGTCTTCTGCAGTGATTTGATGCTTTAGGAACATCTTTTCTGCACCATCAAAATGATAGTCCCAATAGTACGATAGCGCTTCATCAACACGATCATCAACCTGATCGGGGTCTACATTGATTTCGATGACTGGTTTACCCAGTTTACGAAGACACCATTCTTTGAAGGAATGTCTATCAGTAGGTTGTGCCATTTTGCCTCTTTCTTGTGACTATTCACTCTATTATATCTTTATTTATATAATCAATAGATGACGAATGATATAAATAAAAGAAATTGAGCCTAGTAACCAAAAGGAACGAAGATGGCGATTAAAGTAAAAGGTACGCCTGTTATCGATAACAGTCGTAATTTCGTGAATGTCGAAAGCGTCGGATTCGCTGATGGTACAGCCCAGTCGTCAGCAGACTTCTTAGAACCAGATTTCAGAAATACTACTCTTACCACTGTGTTAGACAATCCTAATGCTTATAGCACGAGTGCAGATGATCTTTTCGGCTCTGCAGTTGCTGTATCAGGAAACTATGCGATTGTAGGTGCTTATGAAGAAGATGATGCTGGTGGCACTGGTTCTGGTAAAGTTTATATCTACAATGTCACGACTGGCGCTCTAGTTCATACTTTAGACAATCCTAATGCTTATAGTACGAGTGCGAGTGATTATTTTGGCAACTCAGTTGCTATATCTGGCAATTATGCGATTGTTGCTGCTTATGCTGAAGGTGATGCCGGTGGTAACACTTCTGGTAAAGCTTATATCTTCAATGTCACGACAGGCGCTTTAGTTCATACTCTTGACAATCCAAATGCTTATAGTACGAGTAATATTGATCGTTTTGGCTGGTCAGTTGCTATATCAGACAACTATGCGATTGTTGGTGCTTACTTTGAAGATGATGCTAGTGGTTTAAATTCTGGTAAAGCTTATATTTTCAATGTCGGGACTGGTGCATTAGTCCACACTTTAGACAATCCTAATGCTTATAGCACGAGTTTGAGTGATCGTTTTGGCGACTCAGTTGCGATATCCGGTAATTATGCAATTGTAGGCACTTATCTTGAAGATGATGCTGGTGGTACTACTTCTGGTAAAGCTTATATCTTCAATGTCACGACTGGCGCTTTGCTTCACACATTGGATAATCCTAATGCTTATAGTACGAGTGCTGTTGATGATTTTGGCACCTCAGTTTCCATATCAGACAACTATGCGATTGTAGGTGCTTATGGTGAAGATGATGCTGGTGGTGGCGCTGGTTCTGGTAAAGCTTATATCTTCAATGTGACAACTGGCGCTTTGCTTCACACTCTTGACAATCCAAATGCTTATGGTACGAGTGCTGGTGATTATTTTGGGTACTCAGTTTCTATATCTGGTAATTATGCGATTGTAGGTGCTTATCTTGAAGATGACGCTGGTGGTTTTAATTCTGGTAAAGCTTACATCTTCAATGTCACGACTGGTTCTTTAGTTCATACATTAGACAATCCAAATGCTTATGGTACGAGTTCTGGTGATCTCTTTGGCCACTCAGTTGCAATATCAGGCAATTATGCGATTATAGGTGCTTATCAAGAAGATGATGCTGGTGGTATTCAATCTGGTAAAGCTTACATCTTCGCTGGTGAAGAATTATCATACATTGGTAGAGAAGTGTACTATGACACCGAGACTGAAATTGAATACTCTGCAGGTGCTTTAGTTCACACATTAGATAACCCGAATGTTTATAGTACGAGTTTGAACGATCTCTTTGGCTGGGAGGTTGCAATATCAGGCAACTATGCGATTGTAGGTGCTTATTTAGAAGATGCTGCTGGTGGCTCTGGTTCTGGTAAAGCTTATATCTTCAATGTCACGACTGGCGCTTTGCTTCATACATTAGACAATCCTACCGCTTATAGTACGAGTCAGGCTGATTATTTTGGCTACTCAGTTGCTATGTCAGGAAACTATGCGATTGTTGGTGCGTATAACGAAGATGATGCAGGTGGTTTAAATTCTGGTAAAGCTTATATTTTCAATGTCACGACTGGTGCTTTAGTTCATACTCTTGACAATCCTAATGCTTATAGTACGAGTCAGACTGATCGTTTTGGCGACTCAGTTGCCATATCAGGCAACTATGCGATTGTAGGTGCTTATTCTGAAGCTGATGCTGGTGGTACTTTTTCTGGTAAAGCTTATATCTACAATGTCACGACTGGTGCTCTAGTTCATACATTAGACAATCCAAATGCTTATAGTACGAGTGCGAGCGATATCTTTGGCTACTCAGTTGCTATATCAGGTAACTATGCGATTGTTGGTGCCGATCAAGAAGATGATACTGGTGGTAATGATTCTGGTAAAGCTTATATCTATAATGTCACGAATGGCGCTCTAGTTCACACTTTAGATAATCCAAATGCTTATGGTACGAGTGCTGGTGATCAATTTAGTATCTCAGTTTCCATATCAGGTAACTATGCGATTGTAGGCGCTAGATATGAAGATGATGCCGGTGGTACTTCTTCTAGTAAAGCTTATATCTTTGACGTGACAACAGGTGCTTTAGTCCACACATTGGACAATCCTAATGCTTATAGTACGAGTGCTGGTGATAGTTTTGGCGACACGGTTGCTATATCAGGTAATTATGCGATTGTTGGTGCTAATAGTGAAGATGATGCTGGTGGCTCTGGTTCTGGTAAAGCTTATATCTTTGACGTGACAACAGGTGCTTTAGTCCACACATTGGACAATCCTAATGCTTATAGTACGAGTGCTGGTGATAGTTTTGCTTGGACAGTTGCAATATCAGGTAACTATGCGATTGTTGCTGCTTACTCCGAAGATGATGCTGGTGGTACAACTTCTAGTAAAGCTTATATCTTCACAGTAGACGATGTTACCAAATACAGTCAAATAGATAAAATAAACTTTTCTAGCACAAGCAGTATAAACCCAAGCACTGATGCATTGCAATCTTTGCTAGAACCTGCTTTGTTCGGAGGTGCTTTAGCCCGTACTCTTGATAATCCTAATGCTTATAGTACGAGTGTGAGTGATTTCTTTGGCTTGTCAGTTGCAATATCAGATAACTATGCGATTGCTGGCGCTTATCAAGAAGGTGATGCTGGTGGTTTTAATTCTGGTAAAGTTTATATCTACAATGTCACGACTGGCGCTTTAGTTCATACTCTTGACAATCCAAATGCTTATAGCACGAGTGGGAATGATTTCTTTGGCTACTCAGTTGCAATATCAGGCAATTATGCGATTGTAGGTGCTCACTTTGAAGATGATGCAGGTGGCAGTGATTCTGGTAAAGCTTATATTTTCAATGTCACAACCGGCGCATTGGTTCATACGATAGATAATCCAAATGCTTATAGTACGAGTGCGAATGATAATTTTGGCATCTCAGTTGCTATATCAGATAACTATGCGATTGTAGGTGCTTATAGAGAAGATGATGCTGGTGGTCTTACTTCAGGTAAAGCTTACATCTACAATGTCACGACTGGCGCTTTAGTTCACACATTGGATAACCCGAATGCTTATAGTACGAGTTCTGGTGATAATTTTGGCTTGTCAGTTGCAATATCAGGCAACTATGCGATTGTAGGTGCTTTTGATGAAGATGATGCTGGTGATTTTCAATCTGGTAAAGCTTATATCTACAATGTCACGACTAGTGCTTTAGTTCATACATTAGACAATCCTAATGCTTATAGTGCGAGTTTGAGTGATCGTTTTGGCTTGCCAGTTGCCGTATCAGGTAATTATGCAATTGTTGGTGCTATTGGTGAAGATGATGCAGGTGGTGGTGATTCAGGTAAAGCTTATATCTTCAATGTTACGACTGGCGCTCTAGTTCACACTTTAGATAATCCTACCGCTTATAGTACGAGTTCTAGTGATAATTTTGCTTCGACAGTTGCTATGTCAGGCAATTATGCGATTGTAGGTGCTTATAGAGAAGATGATGCTGGTGGTTTTAATTCTGGTAAAGTTTATATCTTCAATGTTACGACTGGTGCATTGGTTCACACATTGGATAATCCTACCGCTTATAGCACGAGTGCGAGTGATCGTTTTGGGTACTCAGCTTCTATATCTGGCAACTATGCGATTGTAGGTGCTTACTTTGAAGATGATGCTGGTGGTGGTGATTCAGGTAAAGCTTATATCTTCTCAGTCACAGATCAAACATACATAGATAAACTTCTAGTAATGGTACAATAACATGTCAATAAAAGTAAATAATACAACCGTTATCGATGACGATAGAAGACTTACAAACATCAGTAACGTAGGTTTCCCCGACGGCACTAAAAAGTATACTGCGACTATACCACTCGTTGAAAGTTTCAGCACAGTAGGTGGTGCATTGGTTCACACATTGGATAATCCTAATGCTTATAGTACGAGTGCTGGCGATCAATTTGGCACCTCAGTTACAATAGATGGTAATTATGCGATTGTTGCTGCTTATGCCGAAGATGATGCTGGTGGTACTGTTTCTGGTAAAGCTTATATTTTCAATGTCACGACTGGTGCTCTAGTTCATACTTTAGACAATCCAAATGCTTATAGCACGAGTCAAAGTGATAATTTTGGCATATCAGTTTCTATATCTGGTAACTATGCGATTGTTGCTGCTTATAATGAAGATGATGCTGGTGGTACTTTTTCTGGTAAAGCCTACATCTTCAATGTCACGACTGGTGCATTGGTTCACACATTGGATAATCCAAATGCTTATAGTACGAGTGCTGGCGATCAATTTGGCTACTCAGTTGCAATATCAGGCAACTATGCGATTGTTGGTGCTTATGCTGAAGCTGATGCTGGTGGTACTTTTTCAGGTAAAGCTTAT